GGCGGCGGCGGCACGGATCGCGACAATGAAGCAGTGGAGTTATTCAAGACCCGGGTTGAACAAATCAACGAAATATCGAAACTGAAAATCAAAAGCAAGCCCAGTATTACAAACAAGACGATATTTAAGCATCTGGATATGTTGGATGAAATCTCCGGAAAGTCGAAGAAGTGAAACAGATATAGAGGGTGTCATAATATATAATTAGTAGTATTTGTGGTAAAACATGGCTAGTGAAAAAATTAAGATTGTTGTATCATTTACAACGAGTCCGACGCGTATCAATAAGTGTGGTCCAATGATAAATAGTATATTAGATCAAACGCGAAAACCGGATTTATTTTTATTGAATATCCCTGACGAGTTTGCGCGAACTGGCGAGACGTATATCGTGCCAAAGTATATCCGGAAATCTCTCACGGTGAATCGTATCGCTGTAGATTACGGACCTGCTACGAAAATTGTCCCAGCCATATTATACCTACGAGAGCATGCCGACATATACGACCCTGAACATACGCGCATTATTTATTTGGACGATGATATTGCTTATCCAAAGAAAATGGTTGAAACATACGAAAGAATGATTCCACTGAATGACAATAATGTATGGACATCTACCGGTTTTGATTTCGTGAATATGCACCTTAATGGAAAACGCGGACATAAAGACACTGCGACGATCGCAGAGGGATACGGGTCGGTGTGTGTGAAACTGAATACATTCGGCGACGATTTCATCGAATATATGACACGTTATACGGCCATCGACAATCAAATATGCCGTCTCTCGGATGACCTTATTTTAAGCAATTATTATCATCGCCGTAATGTTGGAATCTATATTATGAACATACCAGGATTTATGTCAATCCACGACATTTGGCAAGATAAGAAAATATTGGATTATGGTAATGAGGCTGATGCGCTTCATTTGGGCGCAGGAGGGACGTCTGAAAATAATGTCGAACGATATAAACGTGTGATTTCTAGTCTGAATAAGAACAAGGAGCGGTGTTTTAAGATTTCTTTTATTACGACACCGGCAGATGTGGCGACTGGGGTAATGCGAAATACGCTGGTCTATCGATAAAGTCGGCCGTGTCTGTCTGTCTGTCTGTCTCTGCGGACAACTGTGTAATTATTATTTATACGTATATAATAATTACATTCATTACATTCATTTCATTACATTTATTATAATATAACACATCTGGGATGGTAAAATCAAAACTCAACAAGGATATCAACTATCATGAATATTCGCATTTAGAAGAAGAAGACTTCAATTACAATACACCATTATTCCAGTTACAATTATTGCGTGAGCCGCAAAAGGTCGTCATTGGTGTAGGTCAATTGAACTATCATTTCTCGAAACGGTATAACGTGGTATATGTTCCGATATATTTATTCAACTCGGAAATGGAGTTTATGAAACAAATCGGCGTCTATGAAATGCCTGCGAATCAAGTGAAAATGGACGAATCTGGTGATTTGGATGTTCGGCGATTGACGCCGTTGTTGTATAGTTTTGTGAATACGGAGTTATTACGAAAGTCGCGTGCGAATTCGGCGGCGGCGGCAGCGGCAAAGGCGGCGGTGATAGACCCCAAAAAACGCGCCACTGAAGTAAATGAAATCAAGAAATCTCTCGGAAAGGAACAATCCAAGCCGTCGAGCGAGATCGACATCGACATCGACAGCGACAGCGACAGCGACACCGCCCCCTACGCCGGAGAATCATCGACGAAGAATGTATTCGGACTGGACGCTCGTCAAAAACACTTATTATCTGGCGCATCCATCCTCCCGCTTCAAACCAAAGAACAGTCGGAACTCGAGCGTCGTCAATATAAACCGAATCCGACCGCCGACCTATGGATACAAAAGTATCTACGGAATAAGTATTTCAATTTCATAGACAACGAGGGCGCAAGTGATGGATTTTTCGCGGTGATTCGCGATGGACTTCTTACACAAGGACGCACGACTACGATTCTTGAGCTGCGAAAACAACTCGCCGATGAAGTAAGCGATGAAGTATTCCGTGCTTACCGAGAGAAATTCGCAATGTATCACGCACTTACACGAACTCAAACCCGCGAGACGAGAGAATTGGTGACAAATTACAATGATATTAAACGCCGTATCTCGACAATACATGACCGCGCACAACAACAGCTTATGATTGCTGGCGCAAAGAAACTTGTTATAGAGCATAATCTGAAACACGACGAAATGAAATACACGAAGCTTTTAGCCGGACAGTATGATTATATGCGTGATGTGCGCTCGACGGAACAACTGAAAGAGCGCATGATGACGTCACTATACTGGCCGGACACATGGGCGATTGCGACGATGGAGCGGGTATTAAATATGAAGTTTATTATGTTTTCGAGAGATGCGTATGAAACGGGGGATATTGATAATGTATTACAGTGTGAGAATGGTGCGGGGATTGAAGCCATCGACCCAAGTATCAGAAAACGCGGTGTATTTGAACCGACTGCTTATATCTTAATTGGAAAGGGGTCGGCTGTCACGATGACCGGGGGTGGCGGTGGCGGCGCTCGAAGCCCTCGTAACCGAACACCGCGGAATCATATAATGTCTGACATGAAATTCACGACATACAATTTAATAACGTACAAGACGCATGGTGTTCTTGCGTTTTCGGAACTTCCATATGATATTAAATTACTCGTGACCACGAAATGTTTGGAAAGCCAATCAGGCGCGTTCTGCCTAATCCCGCAATTCAAACTCTTTCAACGCGAGCTCGGCATACGTGTAGATGAAATAGCGAATGAGAGCCTGGATGATTTATTGGAGGAGGTTCATATGGACTCGGTGTCATCTGGCAGTAATCACCGCCGAACGAACGGCGCGCATTTATACACACCAGATATCGTATTCCAGTTTTATTCGAACTCTAATCCGAACGCGCTTCCGGGAACTGGTGCGGGGGAGAGAATACCGGAATCCGAGAAGATCCATTTTCATAAACTGACGACGTTCGATAACTGGCGGCGCAAATTGTCGAACTCGTGGAATGAGCCATTTATGTTGGATAATCATACCTGGCAAAGTGTAGAGCATTATCATCAAGGCAGTAAATTTAAGAATAATAACCGCGAATTTTACTTGAAATTCTCGTTGGATTCAAGGTCTGAATTGTCGGCCGACCCAGTTCTTGCGAAAGCTGCGGGAAGTAAAAGTGGGAAACTGAACCATAAAACGATTATCAGGCCATCGAAGATAACAATCGACCCTGATTTTTTTAATCATAATCGAAGCGAACGAGAGATGGAAAACGCACTATTTGCGAAATTCTCTCAGAACAGCAATCTAAAAGACTTATTATTGGCGACACGAAATGCGAAATTAGTTCATTATCAAAGGGGCGCGCCACCTGAAATCAATCATCCTCTTATGCGTGTTCGCCACAAATTGCGCACAGGTGCCACCGCCGCCTCTCGCTAGCATACTTCCTCGCTTCGCTAGCATACTCCCTCGCTTCGCTAGCATACTCCCTCGCTTCGCTAGCATACTCCATCGCTTCGCTAGCATACTCCCTCGCTTCGCTAGCATACTCCCTCGCTTCGCTACTAGCACACACTGAAATACGATGTGAAGAACCCTTGAAGCACCGCAAAAATAATCATAATCACGACAATACGTATCCAGTCTGCTTCTGACGGATTTGTAAAGTGAAACCCCGCAACACTTTCACTCTTTGGACGAAGATCCGTGCCGGAGGCGGTGGCAGCGGCGTCATGATATTTACCAATATTATAATGGATTACGTTTTCAATGACATTCAGCACGATGAATACTAGAAACGAAAACACGAAAATGTGTAGTGTTTCTTTTTTGAAATATTTCTTAAAAATAAGATGGAACATACGACGATTGTATTACTGTATTACTGTATTATTGTATTATAATAATACAATATATTATAATAACATAAAACATCGTATGTGGATTGAAGAAGAACTACAAAAAGATGTAGTTGAGATACAACGCGCAACACAGTCCCTTGTAACTGAATATAATGCGAAATCCTCTCGAACAATCCGGTCTAGAATCACCGAAAATAAGGAAAATACAACCGGATTTCTCAGTCATTTTTATGAAGCACTACGTAATGCGGAGTATCAAATGTATCAACAGTTTGCGGGGATTACACTGTCGTCATCAATCGCAAATAACGAGTCGGCATCAACAGGGTCAAATTTAGTATATGAATTCAACGAAATAAAAAACTCCGCCAACGATTTACCGCATCCGCGTATTCTATCAGAGTTACAGCGAGAATATGAACGACAGATTAGTCCGCATAGTAGCACCCACGATAAAGACGCTGAAGATACCGAGAATAATCGATACATTCCGTATAAAGTGTATAAATACATTCGTGAAAAATCAGAATATTGTATTCGTTTTAAAGCGAAAATCGGCGCAAGGATTGTTTCACTTTTTTTCATCACATTTCCAGAGTCGCATATTTCGATGTGTAGTAAAAATGGGTCGTCGTCCTACTTATGCGCAGCAGAAATCGCGAACTATCAATTGTATGCGTATAAGGTATTCATCTGGATAACGATGGTGGGCCAGTTGGCGAATCAAGAATGTTCCGAAAAACTCGACGTGTATTTTTACATGACTCCTTTCAAGAAAGAGCGCCCGCGACACAGTGATGATGTTCTCTCCGCAATTCATGTAAATACGGGTCTTACGCGAAATTGCGAAACACATGGAGAGATTATAGTATATCGAATAGAAGAATGGTTCAAGGTGTTTATTCACGAATCAATGCACAATTTCAACATGGATTTTATTGACTTGGATTTACGCGAGGCCAATCAGCGTCTTCGCCAGACATTCTGTATTCCACACGAAGATATTTTATTGTTTGAATCATATACTGAAGCATGGGCGCGAATTATAAATGTCATGTTTGATATCTATTTTCGTAAAGAAGCGACCGCGGATTCACGCGCGCATTTCATACGAAGTGTTCGAGAGAAACTCACCAAAAACGCGGTATTCCATGTATATCAGTTAGTGAAGGTTCTTGATATCATGAAATTGAAATATGCGGAAATTACGTCGGAAAATATGGATGTGTGTCGAAAACGATACAAAGAAGATACAAACGTATATGCGTATTATATACTGGGTGGTATTATCTCGGCGTATGCTCTTCCATTTATATGCTGGTGCTGTGATAACAACCAACGGCGTGGCGGTCGTGGGGGGATCCGAGCCATACGATTTTCACGTAGTAACGAGAATCTTTCAGGGTTTGTCGATTTTATTTGTCGTGCGGCGAGAGATCCCGTATTATTGAATATGATATCATTTATAGACTCGTCGTCGTCGTCGTCGTCGTCGCGACGTATGAATATGACGATGAGAATGACACAGGAATGAATTAGCATTAGCATTAGAATAATACAATAATACAAAAATTGAATATAAATCGATATGTTTATTATACATCATAGTTCATAACATCATTATCATGCCATCACGTCCTATTCCTCAAACATCTGTCGGAAGACTTGTTACTCTTTCAGCCGACAATCCTATGTATTATACGGCACCGTCGTCGGCGGCGTCGTCGTCGTCGTCGCCTCCTCCCCCACTGATCCCGATTGACGCTGCGGCGATGAATACGAATAATAACAATGATGAACTTGCCATGCTTTGGCGTAATGTGGCTACACTCTTTGAGAAGTATGATACTGTCGATACTGACGTCGAGAGACAGGTCGATTCGACCAAGCGTTGTATGGATGAGGTATATCAAGAGCTTCAAGAACTTCGAACCGAGGTTGAGGAATATCAAAAGAAGGCGGAAGAAGAGACGTACAACGCGTCGTCGGCGTCGTGTGGTTCTGCTGCGACACTCGTTCGAAAACTCAAGAAATATGTGAATAAGAAATGCGAGAAGTTGCGCGAGACAGTTACATACGGTGCCTACAGCGCCGACAATGAAGTCTTCGATTATGTCAATAGTACTCGTTCTGACCTTGAAGCCAAGAATAAGAAGTTGGAGGGAGATCTTGCGAAACTGTATGAAGAAATGGAAGGATTGAACGAAACCTACAATAGCGATTACGAGGTGTTTATCAAGCGCGAAAATGACATGATGGCGCGATTGAATGAAGCCGTGAAATTGAATGAAGCGACCAACCAGCGGATGACACATCTTGAAGACATCATTATGAAGCAAATCCAACAAGTGCGGAATCATGTGCTTACACATGTCGTTGGAGATTTACGCGAAGAGTTCTCGAAGGCGATCTGTAATGAGCTTTCATTTGAAAGCAAGACCAATGCCCACATCATCGAAAATGTTCGTGAAGAACTGACTGATCTTATTACTCGATCCAACGAGTATCACACGGCACGGTATTTCGGCACGGTGGAAGATGTCAATCAAATTCGCGACACGTGTCAAACACTCAAACAAAGCATCGGAATGGTTGATGCGGAATTGTCCGATACGAAGCTCACGGTCGAATATCTGAAGGATGAAGTTGGACAAAACACAACCGATCTTGGCGATCTCTCTGTAGATTTCACCGAACTGAAGGATGATGTTTATCGCGAAATGGACAGAGACTATTATTCCCTGAAGAATTATGTAAAACGCCGGATTACTCGTCATGAACTTCATGAGCATCGCGAAGAATCCGGATCGGCGCAGCAGGAAGGATACGAGGAAGAAGAGAATGCGTTACAGCTCATCGCGGAAGAGTATGCTGAGGATGAACAAACTGAAATTGCCGATACCAATACCAATACCAATACCAATACCAATACCAATACCGATGGTCCTGCGCAGCAAGACCGGCAATATGAAGAGCATATCATCATAATCGATGAGAATACGGTGTTTAGTGATGATGAAAATGAATACAGATGAACAGGACGAAGGCCGAAGGACGAAGGACGAATACCTCAATAAAATTGAATGAAAAATATTTTTTATGTAAAGAAGTATCTCTACATAAAAAGCATAGAATGGGTGTTCGTAATTTGAATCGATTTATACAACATAAGTGTCCGAATGCCGCATCACGTATCCATTTGAAGGATTTGTCTGGAAAGAGAATCGCGGTGGATATCAGTATTTACATGTACCGTTATTCAGGTGAAGGCGCATTACTCGAAAATATGTATTTGATGGCGTCGGTATTCCGACATTATAATATTCACGCGGTCTTCGTGTTTGACGGACCACCTCCTCCCCAAAAAACGGAGGTGATCGAAATCCGTAAAAAGAAGAAGGAAGCTGCGAAAAAGCAGTATGACGCACTTCTTAAAATTGCGAAAGACCGGAAAGACGCGTCTGGGTGTGAAATCACGGCGACTGAATTAGACGACATCGAAGAAACGATGCGCGAGCTAAAAAAGCAGTTTATTCGCCTGAAAGATTGTGACATATCCGACGTGAAAGAACTACTTGTCAGTTTCGGTTTCGCGACGATCGACGCCGAGGGAGAGGCCGACGCATTATGCGCCAAGCTATCAATAAAAAAGCGGGTGGATGCGTGTCTCAGCGACGATACAGATATGTTTGTATATGGTTGTCCTACCGTATTACGGAATATCAGTTTATTGAATCATTCGGTTGTGAGCTACAGTATGCCCGAAATTCTGCTGACATTATCACTCACGCAGCAAGAGTTTAAAATGATGTGTGTTGTCAGCGGGACAGATTATTCACTAACCCCGGCATCTTCGTCGGATATGTCGTCTTATGTCTCGCCTGACGCAGCATTCAAGAAAATAACAAAATTCAAGACACTCCCGCCGAAAGAGGCTCGGGTGTATCACGAAAGTGGCGGTGGCTTTTATGATTGGCATACCGAGCAGCAGAAAAAGACCACTGCCGCGCCAACTAGTAGCGCAATCACATATATATCAAACGAAGCGATGTTTGACGTGACAATGAATGGAAATCAATACAAACAACTGCTTGTGCTGAATCGCGATAATATCCACCGAAAACGAATCATCGAAATCATGACGAAGGAAGATTTTATATTCATCGATGCTTCTCCAAGCGACGAAGTAATTATTCAATCACTTTCGTCAGGGAATGGGTCATTGTCGTCATCGGATGTCTATGGCGGCGGCGGCGGCATGGACCAAAGTATCGACAAACAAGCGAATATATTGGCAAGCGAAGTATATGGTATAAACGTGTCATCGTTCCAAGAGTTACATCATACATTCTACAAGAAAAGAAAGAACCGGAAATAAGTATTTGAATAATGGCCGTAAGAAGAAGAATAAATGAATATAACAGTTGTTGTTATTTTCATTTTTTTGGTTTTGTTTATTTATTTTATTTTATTTTATTTTATTTTATTTTGTTTTGTTTTGTTTCGCAAATAATATTACAAGTTTAGGCCTTGACAGCACCACCGACAGCAGCAGCAGCGGCGGCGGCAGCAGGGACAGACTTAGCGAAGTGGGCGGCCATGTACTTCTGAAGGTTAAAGTAGGTGAGCTCCTCGCCCTTCTTCAACTTAAGAAGCTTGAGAAGCTTGGCATCGGGATTGATCTTACGACCATTGTCCTTATCCTGAAGCTTCTGGGCGCGGATGTAGGCATTAACCTCGCGAGTAACCTCAGTGCGGGCAAGAACACTGCCCTCGGGCTTACCCAAGAATGCGGCCAACTCGTTAGAAATCAGAGTGGGCTTGACGAAACCAGAAGGAGCACGGTTGGCGTTGGTCTTGCGACGCTTGTTGGCCTTGTTGGCAGCGCGAAGCTCACGAGCGTGCTGACGCTTCAACTCATTCACCTCAGCGCGAATCGAAGCAAGAACAGCCTGAGCACTCTGAAGCTTGGTAAGAACGCTGCCATAGAGGGCAGTGCTAACAGAGCCATCGACCTCCGCGACGGGAGCAGCCTCGGCGCCATCAACGACGGGCGCAGGAGCAGCAACGGGAGTAGCCTCAGCAGAAGAAGAAGCAGCAGCAGCCTTGGCAGGCTTGGGGGTGGCAGGAGCCTTAGCGGCCTTAGCAGCGGGAGCAGCAGTAGATGCGGCAGGAGCGACAGGAGCGACAGCGGAAGAAGAAGAAGCAGACTTGACCATGTTTAATTGGTTATACACATATGATGAAAGTCTTTTTAAGTTGTTTTCGTGGCAGCATAGTCCGAGCAAATTCATTATACAACCGCTTCATACAACCAAGGCAACGCATTACGCGCGTTTTGATTTACAATTGTGAGCGTAGCCAATACATAAAACGCGCCGAGACACTGATCTTCGCGTGATACGCCTCGGCGCGTCATGCGTTCAATAACAGAAACACAGATGGTTCGAATTTCGGAAGTTGTAAGCAATGTAATCACATTGAGATTGACATGTGAGTTATGTAAAACAAACGGATTACCGTTGGGAGGGCATATACGTTCTTTCATTTCTTGTGATAAATTCGCGCGATAATACCAGATGTCATGGACATTACGAATGAACCGAATTAACTCATCTCTTTGTAATGTAATAAACCATTCAGAATCAGAATAATTACCAAGCGTATTAATGTGCTGAAACAAATCCACAATAAACAATTCTTCTTGTTTCTCTCGTGATAACCCCGCGGGTATAATATTCGTTAATTCGTCGTCTTTGTCTGAATTGTTGTCATCCTCGTCCAATTTCACGGATACACGAAACCCCAGTAATGATCCGTAGATGAGTTTGTCATATAGTTTTTTGATAACACTTCCCGGAATAATATTTCGATTGTATGGGTTTGTGATTGTTGGAAACGACGAAATAATAAGATGAAATAACGACGCGATATGAAACCCGTATATTTTATTATCAGTGTCAAGATACGTGAATAGTTCCATCGGTTTTATATTCGATAGTTTGTCGAATGTGTAAAAATCTGTATCATTTACACACTTCGAAGTATGTAAATACCCCGGACCGCAATACTCGCGATACTTTTTGGATAAAAACGTCTTGAACGAACGTTGGATACGTCGAATGAAAAACGTCTGTTTTAAAAATGTATGAATACGTTGTGTCAAGTCCGGCTTAGTTCCAGACTTTTTTATTCCGTAATAAGAGCATAATTCTTTGAGGTCGGCTAGACTATACTTTGCGGTTTTCATTTTTTCATACTCGGTGGGTTTTAAGATAATCACATTTGTGGGCGTCTCTTCGTCGGTTGTTATTAGCGCCCCGACGTGTTTAGGCGAAACGGGGTCGGCTCCGCCACCATCAACCGCCTCTGATGTTATTTTCATTTTTTTACGAGGTTTAACTCCTCCTCCTACTCCTCCTGTATTTGCGGGTATATTTGAAGATGGAACATTATACGTTGATATAATAATCATACCCTCATTGCTTTGCTGTCGCTTTATTTTATTCTTACGGTGGTATTGTTTACAAGGATTATCATACATACTATATGGCAACAGTTTCATATATAATCGATACGTTTCTGTACGATTCATATTATTGGCATGTTCTAGTGATGATGACATTACAAATATATATTATTGATATAAAATGTTTATTATGTTTTACATAATATTATGTTTTACATTATGTTTTACATAATTCGTGACTGAGACATAAAGATATTTTATTAATCTATAGTATAACTGCTATTTATGCGTATTTCGTCGTCTGTGCTTTTGTGCTTATTGTCGGCATCTCTCGTAACCGGTATTACGTTGATTGATGCGCCGAAGAGATATGATTCGAATGTAACTACCGATGCTGAGTTTATGGATGTTGCGATTCATAATGATACATATAGTAATGTGTCCCTCAACGCTAGCGACTCTTCGTCTCATTCATCTGAACGGAAATTACTTCGGTCTGTTCCGAAACCCAAGGCCAGGCCCGCGCCCAGGCCCGCACCCAAGCCCGCGCCCAAGCCTGCGCCCAAGCCTGCGCCCAAGCCTGCGCCCGCGCCCGCACCCAAGGCGGCACCCAAGCCTGCGCCCGCACCCAAGGCGGCGCCCAAGGCGGCACCCAAACCCGCGCCCGCACCCGCACCCAAGGCGGCACCCAAACCCGCGCCCGCACCCGCACCCAAGGCCAAGTCTTCAGTCGTGATTTCAGTAAATCCAGTTATTGTTAATGCCGCACCTGTAGTCAAACAAGAACCCGCGCCCAAGGCTGCTCCTGTGCCTAGGGCAGCACCCGTCGCAGCACCTGTCGCAGCACCTGTCGCAGCACCCGTCGCAGCACCTGTCCCAGTGTATTTTACGTGTGATAATGAATTCGACATGTATGTTAATGGAAATAAGGTTGGACGTGGCACAAGCTGGACGACTACCTATCAATTCTCTCTTGTTATTAAACCAGGTGATGTTATCGCAGTCGATGGAGTGGATCAAGGCGGCCCCGCTGCGTTCATTGGTGTCTTCGGTGGAAAGCCAACGAAACCATCAGAGTGGCGTTGCTCAACAAAGGAGAGTAATGGATGGACCTTGAATAGCTTTGATGATTCATCATGGACCAAGGCTGTTAGTTATGGAAAGAATTCTGACAATAACATCTGGCGATCTGTTGGCGGCGGTTCTCGTCCAAATATTCCTGCCGACGCCGAGTGGTTATGGACGAGTGATAATAATAACCACAATCGCGTTTATTGCCGATATTTTATGACACCGGCTGCTCCTCGCGTAGTCGCTGCTCCCGTCGTGGCTGCTCCCGTCGTGGCTGCTCGCAAGGCCGAACCCGCTCCTGTAGTCGCTGCTCGCGTCGTGACAGTCGGCAAGCAATCCGTCATCGATGAAATTATCAAGGCAAAGTCCAAGGCAAGCGTCAAACTTACTAAATTTCAGGAAAAATTATTGTCTCTTATGAAAGAAACAAGCGATGAGCAGGCCAAGGTTGAAACTGAAAACCGTGACAATTATAACGGTGTTAGTGTTACTCTTCAAAATGAACAGCTTCGTCTTGAGACCGCACGCAGCGTCATGAAGAAACTCTATGACGAGACCAATAATCTGAATAGCACTATTCAAAAGCACTACAAGAAACTTATCGCAGATACGGATTATCTTCAGACACTCGACGCTATGCGCCCCGCATTCTTGAAATCTCTCGAAGAACTTGCTTCACACATCCAGTCGGTCAAGAATGTTGTCGATAAAAAGATTGTCAATGACGAATACAAGACCGAGATGGTTCGGCTTCTTTCCGGTATTCATTTTAATACTCATAATATCTCTGGATATGTCGCTACTGCTTTTATTGATCACTATAATAAATACAAGAGCTTGATACAAAAGGAAAATACTGATTATTCCGCTGAATTGAAACGTCTTAATTCACTCGCGAATGATTACAAGGTTCAGTTGCAGAAGACTGCGGATATTGAAAAGGAACGCGTTCGTCTTCAGGATATTCTCTCGAAGTTGAAACTTACCTTGAATCACTCGGTGACGCAACGTGAAGAGTTTGAAATGTTGGTGAAGGAGGTTGTTTCGATTTTCGATAAAAAGCGGTGCTAGTTGATCGGTTGCTCGGTTGCTCCATCGCTCCATGCGGCAGAGCCGCATTCCGCGACTTCGCAACCTCGCGCTGACGCCGCTCAATATCGCCGTAAGACTTGACCGGCGAAGCGAATAGAGTATATATTGACGGAGAATGTTATCACCATATTCCCCGTCAATTCCAACCTACGGTCTAATCTCACGGCGCTTCAACATAAAAAACACAACCCGAGCGTTCCGCCGTAAGACTTGACCGGCGAAGCGAATAGAGTATATATTGACGGAGAATGTTATGTTCATATTCCCCGTCAATTCCAACCTACGGTCTAATCTTACGGCGATTCAATATAAAAAACACAACCCGAGCGTTCCGCCGTAAGATTTGACCGGCGAAGCGAATAGAGTATATATTGACGGTGAATGTTATGTTCATATTCCCCGTCAATTCCAACCTACGGTCTAATCTCACGGCGATTCAACATAAAAAACACAACCCGAGCGTTCCGCCGTAAGACTTGACCGGCGAAGCGAATAGAGTATATATTGACGGTGAATGTTATGTTCATATTCCCCGTCAATTCCAACCTACGGTCTAATCTCACGGCGATATCGAGCGGCGTCAGCGCGAGGTTGCGAAGTCGCAGAATGCGGCTCTGCCGCATGGAGCGACGTAGCAGCCGAGCAATTAGCATTCGAATTCCCATCCATCACAAAAAATTGATTTAAACATTTACATAGAATACATATATCATCGTTCAACACGTCTTATCGTTCGTTCAACTCGTAATCACACAATGGCTTCTGAAATGGTTATCCCCGGCGCGTCCTTCAATCCCGCTTCTGACATGAAATATACGAAACCCAAGGTGAATTCCGTTGGTGGCCGCAGCGTCGGCATCGTGAATTCAAAGACCAGCACCGTTCTCAATCTGTCTTCCCCTCTGATGCTCACATGGGGTGTTCAATCATTCACCGACGACAAGAGCGGCAAGGTAAGTTACGATCTCGCACTCCAGTTTCCAAATGAGGGTTTCGAGACTCCTGCTACGAAGAAGTTTCTTGAGAACATGTCGGCGTTCGAGAAGAAAATCAAGGAGGACGCAATCACAAATTCAAAAGAGTGGTTCAGCAAGCCCAAGATGACGGCTGATGCGGTGGATGCGCTCTGGACTCCTGTTCTCAAGTATCCCAAGAACAAGGACACACTTGAAGCCGACACGACTCGTGCGCCTACTATCAAGGTGAAGTTGCCCTTCTGGGATGGCGCCTGGAAGGAGTTGGAGCTCTATGGCGTTGATATGCAGTCAGTCTTCCCCGACCCTATGAATCCTTCGTTGTCTCCTCAGGACCTGATTGCGAAGGGCAGTCACATCGCCGTCTCGATTCAGTGCGGTGGCATCTGGTTTGCCAACGGCAAGTTCGGTGTCACTTGGAAGTTGTTTCAGGCGATCGTGAAGCCCAAGATGTCGCTCAAGGGCAAGTGTCACATCAAGTTGGATGATGATGAGAAGTCCAAGATTGTCGCACAGGTTGTGCCTACTGATGTCGATGGTGATGGTGATGGTGGCGATCATGACAACGTGAGCGCAATCATCGAGGATGATGACGACGAAGTCGATGCTACTCCTCCTCCCAGAACCGCATCGGTGGCTCCTCCTCCTGCGGCCAAGCCAACTCCGATTGTAGCTGCGGCCGCTGCTCCTGCCGCTGCCGGTGGTGATGCCGCATCAAAGAAGAAGATTGTTCGCAAGGTCTAAATTATAATTCAAGATATGGCCGACCGACAGCCGACAGAATAAAATACACAGGTATGTATAATCACGCGCGCGCAATAATTTCATTATGATAGTAAATCTCACATATATGAATACAGGTGATATCATTTTTTTTACGTAATTGTAAAAAAATTGAAATACTAACACAATACACAATACATTCATACATTCATACATTCATACATTCATACATTCATACATTCATACATTGCGATAGTCGATGCTAGGACATTTACTCAAGAGCAGCAGCATCAAAGGACGGTCGGTTTTACTACTCCCGTTCATCTATTTAGGACAGAAGATTTCGGTAGTAAGTTCATACGTATTCACACATGATTCCACGAAAACAGAAAGAAGCCAAAACGACAAAAACAACAAAATGCGGGAGGCAATCATCGGCGCGATTATCAACAATCGCGTGCCACCTACGTATTATCTGACCGAGAGATGGCGTAATTTGAAACAGGCGGTGGTCGGGTTTCTCCAGACATGCTCGTCTTCAACTGACGAGACGGCGGCGGCGACTGCGGTGTATTCACATGTGGAGTGTATTCCTGCTGCGGGACGCGGCCACAATTACGACTTCACTATCGTATTCACAAATAGCGAGGGTGTTTCAACGACGCATCACGTAGAATTCAAATTCAACGCGGCGAAAGTATCGGATACTCCACAGTTTGTTTCTCCGATGAAACCTAGCCAATATTTGTCGGGCTCTTATGAAGAATACTTCTACGACAAGTATATGCCGATCATCGCTTCTATGGCGGCAGCCGGCAGCACGAGCACGAGCACTACACTACCCGACCGCGCAGAATGGCTCAAACAAATTCATAACAACGCGCCTGCGTGCGTTAAACACCTTCAAGCCAAATATTATGCCGGATGCGCTGTGAGTAGTCAATTCACAAATGACGCCAACGATATTGCGTTTTACGAGATGTGTAAGAAACTATCCAGTGACAGTATTCGCGAATTCATCACCCACCACGACCTCGACATCGTTACATTATCCGAATATCTTCGTGAATCACAAGACGGAAAGACGTATATGCTGTTTCAACCGGCAACCGCTGCCGGCGCGGCGGTGATCACCCTTCAGCGTGTAAATCCGGCCGATTATACTATTGTTTCGTGTATCAAAAATCCGGAAAAATCGCGCTATGAGTGTCTTACACAATCGGGGAAAAAAATCCACGTCCTTCTCCGTTGGAAAAACGGCAACGGAATCGCATTTCCCGCGTTTCAAATATCGTAAATTGGCAACATGTGATTCAGCTCGGTTGTATTCATGGCGTTGTTGGCGCAATAGCACGCAATAAATTCTCGTGTTCGAGAGTCTTGGAATGAGCGGATAATACGTTGAAATTTCGCGATCGGGGTCGCTGTGTCGGCATCTGTGTCGGCGAGAGTAATACAAATCAAATGATTTTCTATAAGGTATTCCTGTGAAGATACAGACTCCGGTGTAATGAGACAATAGTCGAACTTATATTCACCGACACCGTAACCTCGATTTAATACAATCATCGGGGCGCCACCGCCGCTTGCGGGTTTATCAATAAACGCTTTTTTTTCCGTGTTTTTGTATGTTTTATGAACAAACTTCCCGTCTTCAATATTCGAACTGTAGATGAGGCGTGTTTTCGTGTCGTCGTTTGTAAGTATATTCTTACACTGATTCCACACGACTGTTCCGACACTAACCTTGAACCCGAGCTCATATAATGAATGCGAACCAGCGTATAACTCCGCAAGGCGAGGGAGGTTGAATGTAAATATTGTTGCGCCTGATTTTTCAAATACGCCGCCGCCGCCGCCGCCGCCGCTAGTAGTTGGTGTCGGCGGCGGTGCGCGCTTTTGTATCATCAGCACAAATGTCTCTTGCTGTGTTTCTAGATAACCGCTGCCATTGTCGCATTTCGCAATATGAAGAATCGTGAAATTACGCACAATATATTTCCGCGTCTTATCGTAATATTGAGAATTCATGAAACTCGACGGCAATACAAAGCATAATACGCCGCCTTCACGCAACAACTTTGCGGATTTGATAATGAATAGGATAAATATATTGGGCCGTCCATCAAAGAACGGGTAATATTCAGGCGCCACTTCTTCCTTTTTCATCACATAATAGGGTGGGTTGCCTATAATAAGGTCGGGTGCGCGGACAGAACAATCGTGTGTGGTGTATGTCAAGAAATCACTGTGATGAATCCGGACATTTGTAACCGCCGAGAAATGCTGCGAAACTTCACTATATATGTCATGGTTATATTCAACGCCTGTAATATTCGCACGGGGGTATTCGCGCACTAATGCGGATATAAACTCACCTGATCCACACGATGGTTCAAGAATTGTGTCGAACGACAGCTCAACGAGACGCAGTCGTGATATAATATCTACAACACATGCGGGTGGTGTGAAGAATATCCCGCCATTTTTCTTCTCTTCTTTCGATAATGATTTTGTGAGTTTCTTCGATAATTCGGAAAATGCGGCGGCGGCGGTGGCGGTGGCGGTGGCGGTGGCTGAATGTGTCATATGGTGTATTATTATTATACAAATACGGTCGGTATAATAATAACAGAATACAATCTATCGGAATCAATTTTACGGAAGAGTCAAATGAATATTCGCATATACGCTGGCTCGGGTTCCAACTTTGTAAATATCACTCGTCGTTGTCGTACAAGCGGCAATACCTTTACTCGCGCCTCGTAATAATACGCACTGTTTTACGACATCGGTTGATTGTAAGCATACGTCGGGCGCATGTAATTCGTAGATGAATCCGTGAGTCTTCAATTCATCATTGATGATTACAGGGATAACCTGCTTCGCGAATAATTCAGAGATGCTTACATCGAGAGATATATACATGTTATTGTGTTCATCCATTGAAACGTTATCGGGAAGTTCGGGCTGACATACGACAATAATATCACTGGATTTACCTTCATTCGGTTGATTGAAATGAAGCTCGCTATGCCATAGCGGAATGTAGTAGGTTTGGCCGCATTCATGAAGAATATAGACGCGGTCCAATAACATGTCTAGTAAAGATGGGTTCAAATGAATGACAATGTCATCGCGTGTCTTTGATTCTATGATTTCTGTAAGTTCATCCATAATCTCTCGAGAGATTCCAAATAATTCCTGATTCGTCGAGAGAATATCATACATTGTCATGGATGCCTGTTTATCCATATTGCGAAATAATAAGACGGCGGATTGCGCGCCTTTATTCAATATCGTTTGAATAATGGAATGTATGGCGTCAGAAGTGGTCGCGCTCGCACTCGCGCCCGCACCCGCACCCGCGCTCGCATGATTTGCCGATGACCTTATTTTTACAATAATTGATTTGATGAACATCTGGAGTATGTTGTCATACCCCGAACTGTAATCTAGATCGTCGGTGTTGCTGTAGTCGGAATCAATAATATCGGGATTATTGCGGCATCCTGTATAAAAGTAGTCTTTCAAGCGTTTATGCGCGTCGTTGATGTCCTTGAACCGTTCGGTGGCGTCTAGGTCATCAATCGATGCCTTATCTGGGTGATGTTGTAAGGCGAGAATATGATAGCGTTTATTCAACTCTTTGAGAGATGACGGTGGGCCGGTAGCATCGTTGAATCCAAGTATATGAAGGGATGATTGTATGCTTTCTGGATATAGTCTAGGCATTCGGTATTTTATGCGTGTAGGCGTGTATCTTACATACTAATAATAGGACAAAATTCTCTAAATGATATATCGGGCGGTAATTATTATTGAAATATTGTAAAAATATATACGTTTGTATCATTACGTCATTCATCATTTCCGGTAATAATAATCCTTGTTCGATCAACCGGCGAAGAATGAACCAGACGCATTCTTGAATATTGATATCGTAGGTGAGAAGGTCATAGAGGCATTCTCTCAGCGCATCATATTTCAGTTCGTTATCCGGAGAGATTATGATCCCCACAATATAATTACATATATTCTCATGAGGTTCGGTCAGTTCAGTCACATTCGATTTCAACGCCTTTATGTTTGTAATTGTCTCTAGCCTGAATTTACTAGTGAGGCGAACGGGGGTTTCTTTGATAATGTCGGTGGAATGAAATGGTGTCGATGGGGCGGTGGTGGCGGTGGTGGCGGTGGCGGCGCATGCGCCTTTCAGACATTTATTGTATGCGACGGCTGTGGGGCGTTTGAATGGGACCAACTTACATCGATGAAGAATATTATCTGGAATGAAACTCACATGATCTGAGATTATAATAAACTTGAGGCTTACATGTTCAGCTGTCGATAACATATAACTATAGAATGTCTCTAATAATTCGCTGTGTATTTTATGGAAGTTCTTACACATGACGAATGCGGTGGTCTGTGGTCTCGAACCGACAATATCCTGTATTTGATTATAAATTTCATTCCATAGATGCTTCGAATTACAACCAAGGAGAGACATATCCACCTCAAAATGACAGTCGCTGATTTTTATGAAAAATGTCTCTTTGTTGTATGCGACCGCGATACGTTTTTCGTATTTGAGATGAGACGGACTGTATCGCGAAATGAGGTATAGCGCGTGACTATACTTTCCAACACCTGGCGGGCCGTGAATGATCATACTCGGTAGCGATTGAATATCGGAGGGAAATGAGAGAAACGTCTTTTTTATGACAGGATGAAGTGAGTATTCTTTGACTTTATTGACATAATCTATGTAATGTGTTTCGAAGAATTTCATGGCGGGCGTGTGTGTATGTATTTATGTTGTTGATTTATACCTGTTTTTACGCATTACCAAAGTAATTTATCCGCGAGCCATCCGTTGCTCCATTTGATGTGTCGGTCGCGCTCATGTCGCATTTTATAGAGTCGGCGGCGGGTTTTCGCATACGCCATTCCACGTGTGCGAATATATGTCGGGAAATCATTCATACCCGCAGCGCCGACACTGGCGATTTTGCGCGATTTGCGAAAGACGTCGATTTTTTTCTCTGGATTTGTCGATGGCTTCACAACGACGCCGATTTTATGCGCCATTTTACGCGTGTAATTCGTGATACGATATTTCATGTCGGTGCGGTGCGATGCGGTGCGGTGCGTGTAAGCGCGTGTATATAAATATACGCATACAAAAATCTCGCTTAAATCGATAAATTTATACACACTACGTGTAATAATCAAACGACGCTGATAATATATAATAATGAACGTTGTCATTTTGCCTAACGAATATAAAGGAACTCAGGTATATTTTACCGAAAAAAAAGTGAATACGCATATTCCAAATAGCACATTTAATCGTATAATGTATTCGACTGCGGATTTCATGATGAATGGAGTTTATATTCAGTTTGAGTTGTTTGTTCGGCAAATCGAGCAAAATTTCAACATATACAATTGCGCATTTGACCCGAATCACGAACACAATCAAACGATGATGACTATTTTTCAGAGAATCGAAACCGGTATATTGGACAAATGGTTGCGTCTCGAGCATTCGTCGCCGTCGCCGTCGTCGTCACGACATAAATCGATGGATATTATACAACAATTACGCACAGGAGTAATTAGTGTATGGAAAAATGATTTTCATTATCACGACAAACCCCAATTTCAGCATTTCATTATAAAAATATCCGGTGTATGGGAGAATGAAGGAGGGTGTGGATTGACGTATAAGTTTATCTAGTCTTTTTGGTGATGATCCAAGGCCGGGAAAGCCCGGCCCTTTGCGCATCACCAAAACCTTATCGAGTCCGGCTCCGATACGGGGGTGATAGTGTCTTTAGATTCATCACCAAAACCTTATCGAGTCCGGCTCCGATGCGGGGGTGATAGTGTCTTTAGATTAATCACCAAAACCTTATCGAGTCCGGCTCCGATACGGGGGTCATAGTGCCTAATGTTTCACATTTCGGAGTCGGGGGGGGGGTCCAACCAAGGGTGTAAAATCACCCATCCGTCGTAAAGAACCGTAAAATGATTTCGTTGAGAACCATACATCCACCCGCAAGAAGTGCGACAAACGCGGCAATATACGGCCCATATTTCGACATGGCTTCGCTATACTGTCCCATCTCAGACGAGCATAACATTTGCTGATTGATATATGCGTACATGATACCCGCTTGTATCAGTAGAAGAATATTCACCCCAGTATCAAAGGTCACGTATGTTTCCGCAACATGTCCGGAATTGATTTTTTTATAATACACCGTATTCTGGTAAATAATCCATCCTAGTAAAAACATAAACAATGTAATCGGGATCACATTTAGCAAACTCATTCGCATGATACATCCTGGTTTATCTGGGTTGTATTTATTGAAAGTAATGCTCACGATTGTTATCATCAAACAAACGGTCCATAGTAATGTGAGGTAGTAGAAGATATATGACTTGAAATAAACAGTGATCTCCTTCTTTAGGTTAGAAGAATCCTTCTTTTTGATTTCATCCTTGATGAGAGATACATCTGTAAGACTATTTACATCGCTAAATGACGGCGCAGCATTTTCATTATAACTGTATTGAAAAATCATTTTAACAATAATGGTGATGATGATTAGCATCGAGAAAATCTTAAATGACGGAACAAGGTCATTTGGTCCGGCGATATTTTCCATTTCGGTTGATCTTGATGTATTTTTTGACGGATAGGACGACGGTTATACACTATTTAGATAATAATTACATTATGTAAATACAATCATTCGATTCCATTTCATTTCATTCCATGGTGAAGAAAACAATTGTTGTAACCGGCGGCGCGGGTTTCATCGGATCCAATCTTTGTATTTACCTTCTCTCGCAATCCCCCGATAATTACGTTATTTGCGTCGATAATCTCATCACGGGGTCGCTCGACAATTTACGAGAGATATACGAAGACGGTGGTGGTGTGTCTATGCGTGCGCGGTTTTCATTCATCGATTATGACATCACGAAACCTGTATGTCCCGCATTATTCGGCGAGCATGTGGATGAAATCTACCATCTTGCTTCCATTGCGTCGCCCGAGAAATACAAAAAATACTCGATGCCGACGTTACTTACATCCATCAACGGCACTCAACGTGTGCTCGATTACTGTGTGTTATACAATTGTAAAATGTTATTTACATCTACGAGCGAAGTTTATGGCGACCCGTTGATCCACCCTCAACCCGAGTCGTATTATGGCAACGTGAATACGGTGGGTGAGCGGTCGTGTTATGATGAAGGCAAACGTGTTGCGGAGACGTTGATTTACGAATACCAGAAAAGCTTCCCTGATTTGGAACTCAAGGTCGCGCGGTTATTCAATACGTATGGCCCGCGCATGGACTTGGACGACGGGCGGGTGATTACCAATTTTATTCGGCAGATCAAGCGTGGTGAGCCGATCACGATTTACGGGGATGGCTCACAGACCCGGTCGTTTTGCTACGTGGATGATACGGTGCGGGCGTTGGTTGCGTTTATGGGTGCTGCGCTGACGAGTGTGGGCGATGTAGGGCCTGTCAATATAGGCAATCCTGGGTGCGAATTCACGATGAACCAATTGGTTGATGTATTTAGGAAGGCGTTGAGGCGGCCGGGGGAGGGAGATGGCGGCGGAGAGGGGGGCAACCGGAGTCACGACGATGGGAGTGCTGCGTTCGAAGTGAAATATCTCCCGAGAACCCAAGACGACCCGATGTGCCGGCGGCCGGTGATTACGAAAGCGCGGGAATTGTTTGGATTTTCATGCGTGGTCGGGCTAGAAGAAGGCATACAACGCGTTTGGGATTATTTTTTGTAGTGGTGTGAAAATAATTTTACGGGTAGTATGTATAATTACAAAGTTATCAAATATGGAAGGAAACCCAGACAAAAAACGTAAATTAGATAATAACACCGTCCTCGATATTAATATAGTTAGGGGGGGGCGGGGCTAGAAAATCCGCCAAACCTTCCAAAAAGCGTCCCACCGCCCGTCGGCTTCGTTCATCCAAGGCTCGCAAAGCCCGCACTACGCGTCGTAAGTAATCTGTACTAATAATGAATATCAATTATTTTTGAACTATGTAAGGACTGCGTTTGGATTATTTCATTTTTAAATGAAATATTTGTAGTATGTATAACGGCTTGAAAATGTCTCACATAGGACAATTATATAATGTGTATAAATTTAGTAGTCAATCTGCCCCCTCAACCCCATTACTATATTCTATTAGGATTAATGATGCTGCCTTCCTCACTCCCCCCCCAGCGTTAGCGAGATTATCGTCGCCCGACATTGTTCGTTTCGTGTATCTCCCTGATGGAATGCGTGATCTGCTGAGATTTGAACTAGCCCCCTCTCAGAATATGGCTGCCGATGCAGAGCTGGTCGAGAGGGGAGAGGGAGAGTACGCTATTCGGCAGTTACCGATTTTATTTACTGTCATGCGGCGTCGGGATGAGGATAGACCGCCCCGAAACCCAGTAGAATACATTGTTAAGGCAACTTACGACACTATTAGAGATGCGGAACGTTGCGAGGCTTTAATACCGATACCGAACGAAAGGAGAACCCTCCTTGTCCCGGCCAATGTTCTTATTTTTCGAAAAGCCGTTGATCAGAACCAAGAACCAACCGCAAGTATTTCTATAGATGATTCTCACAGGTGTGTTTTTACTCTGCTGAGAACGACGGGCGGCCGTCGTCGTTCGTCCAAACCCTCCAAAAAGCGTCTCACCGCCCTTCGTCGTCGTTCATCCAATGCTCGCAAGGTCAGCAAGTCCCGCAAAGCCCGCGCCACACGCCGTAAGTAATCTGTACTAAGAAGGAATACCACCTTATATTTGAACCATTTAAGGAATGCGTTTGGGATTTTTTATTGTAGGAATTATTTATCTATGATATTTATATAAATCATAAAATTTTCAGATGAGTAACCCCCTGGATATTTTAACTAATGAGGAGCGCACAGAATATTCGTCCCTTAAACTAAGAAACGAACAATTGAATAAGGTTGATTCTGACCGATATACAGCTTTACTTAGAAAGATGGGATTTGGTGGTAAAAGTCGTCGCAACCCTTCCCAAAAGCGTCCCACCGCCCGCCGCCGTCGTTCATCCAAGGCTCGCAAAGCCCGCGCCACTCGCCGTAAGTAATAACAATCAATTCTTCTTATTGAAGAACCCAAACTTCGGTTTCGGTTTTGCCGGCGCAGCCGCATCAGTGGCAATCCAGTCATGTAGCACCGCCGCGTCACACGTTATATAATTCCCGTGTTTTTCTGCGAACCCTTTTAGCGCGACGAACGCCGGTTTCGTCATTTTAGCCGTTTTATGAAAGATATATGGCCCATATCTTCCATATCTTATTGTTGTATTTTCGTCAATAGTGCGTAATATTTGTCCTTGAACTGGTGTGCCAGTGTTCGCCGTGCCCCCCGCCGCCGCCGATTCTCTCGCGCCGCCAGTACTCCGTTCTATAAACGCAATCACGTCTTGTAATGTCAGGTCAAATTCGGATTTGCCACCACGGCCGCCCCCCAGCAACGGCTTCAATGAGAGATTTGTAGCCCCCCACACAATATACGCTCCATATTTTCCGCTCTTGATAATAATATCCTGACCTTGATATTGACCCATCAGTCGTCCGCCTCCAGCCACAGATATCGGCGCGGGGGCTGATGACGTCGCGGTCCCTGTCCCGCCACTCCCGGCGTCGGCGGATTCGCCTAGCATATATGCGAGAGAATATTCCCCGCGCTGTATTTTCGCGTATTCTAGGTCTGGACGGACACTTTTAAATATGAATTTCGGTTTCTTTTCTGCGGCGTTAGGGGTCGCATCGTCTTCGTCGTCGTCGCCATCCGACACAGCATTATCGGCGTCTGTGACACGACACCGAATAACCGGTCCATTCTTTCCTTGGATATATGAATGTCGGTCATCGATGTGGATTTCTTCCTTGACGACACCCCGGTCTTTAAGTTCTCGTAATTGCGCAGCGACATCAAACCAGCATTTATAACAGAGTTCATGCCATACCATGCCGCCTCCGGCGATTTCGTCGAGCTGATTCTCCATATTTTGCGTGAATTCATATTCGAATAGAGGCGCGAAATGCGCGAGGAGGAACTCGATGACGATGATTCCGAGAGGTTGAATAACGAGTTTGCGGGACTCACCGCCAATCTCTCGAACTTCTGTTTTTGATTCTATCTTTTTAGATCCTCCTTGCGTCGATTCTGTAATCGTGAATTCACGACACTCGAGAGATTTGCCGCCGACATCCTGAAGTTTCACATACCCGCGTTCTTGGATTTTATCGATGAGACTGGAGAATGTCGATGGACGACCAATCCCCTTCTTTTCAAGGAGTTGAACGAGGCCTGACTCCGTATAATGCGATTTCGTGTTTCGAAGAGAGCATTTGGTCATGATTCGCTTGAAGGGCATCGTGTGGGCGGTAGATGCGGCGGTAGTAGCAAATGATGCGAAATAGGAGTATTCTCTCGCTTCAGTGTCATACCCACCCGCGACGAGCTTCCATCCGGGCTTTATCACTTGTTCTGCGGTGTATCTATATTCACATGCTGTTGGTGCGCCTGACACCGACACGACCTTGGCGGGCGACGAAATCGCCATTGTAATCGTTTGACAAATAGCGGGCGCCATTAGACTCTCAAGAGTATTCCGATGAATGATGGAATACAGCCGGTGTTCTCTCGGATGACAAGATTGAGGAAGTAAAGTTCGAGAGATATCGGTGGGTCGGATGGCTTCGTGGGCTGCGGCGGCGGCGGCGTCCTTTGCGTCCTTTGCGTCCTTATTCGATGAAGACGCAGAAACAGACGAGAGATTTCCGATGAGGTCATCGCCCGCGCCCGCGAAGCGTTTCCGAATATAGTCGCATGCCTTCACCACGAACTCCGCCGAATATACTTTACTGTCCGTTCGCATATAGGTGATATATCCCTGCTCGTATAACTTCTGCGCGACGGACATCGTATCCTTCGGTGAGAGATGAAGATCGTTACTGGCGGCTTGCTGAAGCGTGCTTGTAGAATAAGGCGATGGCGGCGCTTTTGTCAGCTTTTTAGCGCCGCCGACGGTCGCACGAAACCCCGCATCCGACGCCGCGGCTGTTTCACGAATGAAGAGTTCGAGACATTCTTCCCCGGAAGAATATTCCCCAGAAGAATCCCCCGTGCCTTCGATATCTCTCGAGAGATGAAATGTAAGATTAAGTTTGGTGAAGATTCCGCTTACAGTATATACCATCGTCGCAGTGGATGCTTCAATCTCTTTATAATTCTCGTAGATGAGCCGCAACGCCGGAGTCTGGCAACGACCCGCCGAGAGATTTGTATGCGCGACATACGTCCATAATACGGGAGATATTTTATATCCGACAACGAGGTCAAGCACCTGACGAGCTTGCTGGGCGAGCACGAGTGACATATTGATAGTGCGGGGCGCAGCGACGGCGGCCTTGAGCGCGGGTTCTGTTATTTCATGGAATATAATCCTTTTGGTTGTCATCACCGAGAGATGGAAGACCTGGCACAAATGCCAAGCGATGGCCTCGCCTTCACGGTCGTCGTCTGTGGCGAGGATGACTTCGTCGGCGTCGGCGATGGCTGCGCGGAGTTTCGCGACTTGGGTGTGCTTGGATGACATGATTGCGAATTTAATCGCGAAGTCGTGATCGACGTCGATGGATTTGAGACCGTCGGCAATCTCTCGGATATGCCCGAAACTGGCGAGACACATATACTTGTCTTTGCCTAGATAGCCTTCGATTTTCTGGCACTTGGCGGGGGATTCGACGATGATGAGCGTGCGACCGCGGGAGCGAGCTGAGGCGGCGGCCGTAGGCCCAGTAGCAGGCGCAGGAGCCGCACGAGAAGAGGCGGTAGATGGCCTGATTTTGAACTTGGGAGGCATGTGTATGTTGTATAATCATATACAAAATACGCATTCAATTTTATACTTGTTTCATTTTTCATTTACGATTATAATATAATAAAGATTTTCTATCTTATCTATCTATATAAGATATGCGAGTTAAACTTTGCGATAAATATAAAATAGAACGCGAAGATATATGTAAAAGAATTATTGATATTTTAAAATTAGATGCGAATAACTCCTTCTTATTATGCGACTTGGATGCCGACACAGAAAAACAAATGGCTATACTGAATATGAAAGATGAAATACAAAAGTGTTTCGCATGCTCTGAAATATCATCGTTTAAACCGAATTTTGAATGTAAAAGACCGTATTTAAATATAGTACGTGGTATTCTAAGAAAACAAGGATATACGTTCATATCTACCGACATTGACATAAAAATAAACGATGTTGTAAAAAGAACAACAAAATACATTATATTTAGGAATAACTAAATAATTCGCGGAAATTACCAAATTATAATCTTTAGTAATATTATAATATGGAAATCACCGAACGCCTACCACTTACACCAATTCATTGGCTTTCGCAATTGTCTTACTCTCAGTTTGTAGAGCTATGTTTGAATAAGGATAAAAAACATACGAAAGAAGAGTGTAAAACGAAATATTCCATTCTACAAAATTTTTGTCAAACTAATTTGAAAACTCACGGTATTACCAAGCGGATTTATTCTTATTCCACAGGAGTATCGGGTCGTTTATTTTCAGGTGGTTCATTACAAGGATTGCCTTCTACTATTAGAGGATTATTTATGCGTGATGGCATAGGTACTGATATTGATATGTGCAACGCGCACCCAGTTATTCTTCGTTATATTTGTAAATTACACAATATACCATGTCCGCATTTGGAATATTATATTAGTCATCGTGAAGAATGTGTTATGAAGTTTGAGTCCAGAGAACTTGGTAAAATATCGTATTTAACCGCCTTGAATAAAGACACTGTAAATCAGACCAAAGGCTTACCAGTAGAATTTAAAAAATATGATGTAGAAATTAAGAAAATTCAAAAACAATTAGTAAAGATAAAAGAATATACGGAATTAGTTAGTTCGGTGCCTGAAAACAAACCCTACAATAAATTAGGTTCAGCAGTTAATCGGATTATGTGCTATTATGAAAATATTATTTTACAACACGCTATTCACGTTATAAATAAAAAGGGTATTGAAATTGCGATTTTAATGTTTGATGGGTTGATGGTTTATGGGAATTATTATAAAGACGATGTGCTATTAGAAGACATAACACGCTATGTAGAAAAGAAAATGAATGGGTTGGATATGATATGGACTTATAAAGAACATAATTGCGAATTAAAAATACCAGATGATTTTGTAGTTAAACCGACCATTAAGAGTAATAAGAATGAAAATAGTTTTGAATATGTCGCAAACTCATTTGAAAAAACTCATTTGAAAATCATAAATAAATCATTATTTGTTAAACACGATAATAACAATATTATATTTTTGACACAGCCTCAACTAAAAATGTCTTACTCGCATTTATCATACGATGTGCCTGTTTATAATGATAAAGGCATTGTTACAGGATGCAATACTTTACCGTTTATAAATAAATGGATTGGACATACACACAATATTAGACGAAAAGATGATGTGGATATTTATCCAAATAGCGCTGATTGTCCTGACAATATTTTTAATTTATGGCGCCCCTTCGCGATGGAATTATTAACGGAACCATACACACATAAACAATCAGAACTGGACTTTATATTAAACCATATTAAGATTCTCTGTAATAACGATGAAAATGTCTATGATTATTTTATTAAATGGATCGCCCAGATGATTCAATATCCACATATAAAAACCATTATGCCGACGTTTATAAGTGGAGAAGGGTCTGGTAAAGGGACACTATTTAAATTATTTGAAAAAATGTTAGGGTATGAAAAAGTGTTTGAAACAACTAATCCAAGTCGCGATGTCTGGGGTGATTTTAATGGAATGATGTGTAATTGTTTTTTGGTAAATCTAAATGAATTATCCAAAAAAGATACAATAGAAGCCGAAGGTAAAATAAAAGGCCTAATCACAGACAATACACTCGCCATAAACCAAAAGGGCATTCCACAATACAAAATAAAATCATATCATCGGTTTATTACCACCACTAATAAAGAAGAACCAATAAACTCAACCAACGGCGACCGCCGTAATTTAATTATTCGGTCAAGTGATGAGAAAAAAGGGGATTATATTTACTTTGAAACCATGCACAATTTTTTAGAAGATATTGATGTCATTCGAACATGCTATGATTATTTTAAAGGGATTGAAGGAATGGATAAATTCAAAGATATACCTATCCCTCTAACTGAATATCACACAAACTTGAAAGAACTATCTAAATCGCCGATTGAACAATGGTTAGAAAGTTTTACCAGAGAACATATGAACGATAGTAAAGAATGTATAGAATTAATTGGTTCAGAGATTTATGAGTTATTTAAAAAATGGTGCGGTGAAAATGGTATTAAATATGAGATTAATGCGGTTAAATTGGGTGTTAAATTAATTAATATGAAAATAAACGGAGTTTCTAAGGGAAGACACACAGTGAAGGGTGATACAAAATTATTTAATATTAGAGATTTAAAGACTACTTTTAAATTAGGTTGTCTTATTAATATATAAATATGAAGGGATGAGGGGTGAGGGGTTGTTTTTTGTCTATCTGTTATTTTACAAAAAAAAAAGTGTAAAGCAACAAATATTTTACGCTTTACGCTTTTTGATAGAAAAAATTCAACTCAACTAAAAACAACCCCTCACCCCTCATCCCCTCATCCCATCATAAAGGACGGTGTTTTTAATATCCAATGGTTTAATATAACCACATATGAACAACTCCAAATGGTATAAATCACTAAATCAATCTCCACTCACCCCGCCGAGTTGGGTCTTCCCCATCGCATGGACGATTTTATACGCACTTATCATTGCTTCTGGTGTCGTGTTTCTCTCGGCGGCAACCACAATTCGTGAGGCAGTTCGTTCCCCTGGTTTCTTCTATTATTGCGCCGCGTGGGTGCTAAATCTCTCGTGGTCTCAGATATTCTTTCGTTTCCAGCGCCCCGACCTGAGTTTTGTCGTGATTTTAGCAATGCTCACATTCATCGCGCTTAATATTCGTGCGTTTTATCCGGTGAGCCGCCTCGCGGCGTATTTACTTGTCCCGTACCTGGCGTGGGTGTCATTTGCGACGTACTTGAACGGGTATATCGTTTTTATGAATCCGGTGTAATTTAGTGAAATTTATTTGTATTTAGTGAAATTTATTTTATCTGTATATGTTATAACATACAAAATGGCTTACGAGGAGGAGTCGTGGTTGAAACCAAAACCATCGATAATAGCAGAGAAATCGGAACCGGAACAATATACGCTTTTTAAGCATCCAATACCATTAGGTAGTCGGAACGATAATAAGATTGTTAATGAATTGATGAATACCGAAACAGGCGAGTTAGTGGGTTATCCTTTCGTTATTGGTTCCCAATTATGTGTAATAGTGAAGAAGCCCGCCGCCGCCTTGCCTGCCGCCGAGGACGCGCTCAAGGGTGGTAAATCAAGATCCAAAAATAGCTATAAAAAATATATGAAAAAGACACGAAAGCGTAATTAAGAGTAACACATTAGAACCACGAATTGTATATGTATAATTCGCGATTTATTGTATCGTAAAATATGTCTTCATTATCAATCCGTTGTCTCCTTTTGCTCCTGCGGCTGCTGCTGCTGTGAAGCACTTGCCTTGAACTCCGCCCAACTCATCTTCTTCTCTGGAATCGCCGGTCGCGACTTTTTCGCCGCCTTTGCTGTCGTGTGCTTCTCCTTCTTCGCCTGCTCCGCGTCTAAATTCTCCGACCTCTTCAGCGCGCTATCCACGTAAATACTCTTCAAAATCTTACCGACCTCAAATGACCCCTCGTGCTGGTCCAGCTTTCCATCTTCGATTTCTCGCAATATCTGTATCATTTTAAAGAGAAGATTTAGGTCTATTTCACCACTTTTCAGTTTGTTATACAAATCGGTGTAATACGTAAATAAAAAGGCACACCGAGAGACACATATCGTGTCAAATTGCGTCGGGTTTGATTTTGCTAAACGACCGTAATCGCGTTTGAGTTTAATCATCGTCATCGCGTCGGCGTGAATTTGTGAGCTATGCTTGACGCGACGAATCACCTCTGTGTGGTCTTGAGTTCCATTTGCGTCGATTAATTTCTGAAGGTGAATGCGCTGGTCGTCGTCCATGATTCGTGTAGTGGCGGTGATGGCGGCGAAGTATATATATACTAGATGAATAGTATTTAGACTTTATTCAAACGCAAATATTTTATTCGTATTATATATACTCTCATTATCGTATGTCTTCGATTAAAATCCAAGAAGCACCTCAAACGCCGAGTTATGCCGCCGAACCCATCAAAGTTTCGGCAAATATCGCGTCGCCCCAATCTACAATGGATAATGTAAAGGCGGGACAGGAGCAACTGAATTCGGTAAATACATTGTCGGGGGGGCGTCATCGTGGCACTAAACATCAGCGCCGCCGTAGGCACAAGTCATTTATTCGGACGTATAAAGGTCGTAGATATACTGCGTCGAAGCAGCAAACTGGTGGTTCAACGGCAGCGGCGAATAGCGCACAAATACCAGTTCCACAAGTAGGACCGTTATGTTCAAGCGGACCTCAATGCTCTGCTGCTCAAAATGCGAATTTGACTGCCTTAGGTAATCAAGCGACATCGAGTGGGCTTAATGATGGCTATGCAAAAAGCGGTGGCGGCGGCCGACGAGCTCACCGACACAAGAAATCTGCACATAACGACCACCACCACCACCACCACCACCAAAGGCATTCAGGGGCATCTCATCGTAAAACAAAAGACTATTCACTTCAATCAACCATCGCATACAACATTAATAAATTATTACGAAAGATATTTACGTAGAGCATATCATAGATATTATATGCGTGTAATATAACTGAAGACGTGTAAATTCGTATCGTCAATAAAGTCATGAAATCTACAGATATCGTATTTACAATAATAATTATTGTGGTATTTCTCGGGTTATACCTTTCCAATATTTTAGCGATTGGAATGAAAAAAGTAAAAGACAACTGGCCGTTATACAGATGTAGTCCAGCGGTTATGCCATTTGCTAAATTGTTCGGCCACGACGTGGGGGATAATTTCATGCAGTGTATCCAGACGACGCAAAGCAGCTATATGGAATATTTGATGATGCCGTTGAACCATGTTATATCATTAGTGGGCAGCGTCGCCACTAAAATCGTCAAAGACACGGAGAATATTCGCAAGTTCATCGGTGGTCTGCGCGATAAGATTATGAATCTTGTAAAGAATATTTTTGGCGTATTTTCCAACATTTTAATCGGATTTCAGCGAATTATTATTGCGATGCGGGATTTAGTGAATAAACTCGCAGGCATTTTTGCGACACTTATGTTTGTTATGTCAAGTGCGTTGATGGTAATGAAGAGCTTATGGGGTGGTATATTTGGACAAATGGTGCGTTCATTGGCACGATAACTAGTTTAGAACCGCTGATTATAATAATTATCTAACCGTCATTTATAACAAAAAGTATAAACCCAACCGAAATGATGTACGAACGAGGTGCTATTATGCTGGCACATTCTGCCATGATTGGAATCGTTATTTATATGATGATGCGATATATATTCAATCAATCACCGTTTGTCGCAGAGGACCGTTCGATTGTCATCGCCGCATTTGTTCTCATTTACATGGTGATGTTCGGACACGGAATGCCGACGCAGTTGAACAAGAATCTCTCGTTTATTGTCTAGTAAGCCGACGCGAAGACGATAATATACAAATATAACTAAAATATATCTGTATATACGATAAGTTATTATGGCGGATAATATACTCGCCGTTCTATTTTCAGGGTTAAAAGGATATTTAATAGATTTAGGCGTCATATCTAAAACAGTAAGTGATAGAGTTGTGAATAAAATTACATCATCGGCACGACAATCTGTGTTTTCATCATTACAAGATTATGCGAAACAAGGAAGCGGCGAATTAGATGAAAAACTAGAAAAACTGAAAAAACAACCGATTATTGAACGATTGAATTATTTATACGGCGACAAAACATTTACTGGTCGTTATGGCATCGATATTCTCAAGGTATGTCTTGTTATTTTTATTTTTATGTCGGCAGTTACGTATTATCAAATCCAGAATAAGCTTTTAGAGGTGAAACGGGATTGGCCTCAATACAGATGCCGTCCGGATGTCATGCCATTTGCTGGATGGATCAATCCGCCGGATGGCGTAAGTCCGCTGGATTATACGAAACAAAATTTTATGGAGTGTAGCGCAAATACCACAAAAGGGGTCTTTGACCGCCCAATGAGTATGGTATATGTGATCTTCAATGGAATTATGGGAGTATTTAAAACTGTATTAGAGGCAATCGAGAAGATCCGGTTGTTATTTAATCGCATGAGAGATGCTCTTAAAGATATATTTTTGACGATATTTTACCGTATTCAGAACGTTATTATTCCGCTACAAACTATGCTTATTAAGATGGTCGATTTTTTTGAAAAAATAAAAGGTATATTAGCAACATTTTTATTGACATTCGTCGGAGTATTATGGTCGTTTTATTCACTGATCGGTTCCGTTTATGAGCTGGTGATTATTATTCTCGTTATCATGATGGTTGTAATTATTGTTCTTTGGTATATTCCCTTTGTTGGATGGGCACTTGCGATAGCTGCTATTGCGGTTTTTCTAACCATCGCGGTTCCGCTTATTTTGTTAGGGCTGGTTTCGCGACAAATTACGCGACAAAGAACAAGTCGTCTTCCCTCACCAGATGATTGATGACCGAGGACCGATGACCGAGGTTCATTTTAGGAAATTCAATTCGGAACGAATTATAATCTACTTATTTATTATAATTATAATTAATTATAATCGAAACCGTCAAAGAATGAATTATAAACTTATTTTACTCGTTCTTGTGACGCTGTTTATTGGCGCAAATTTGATGTGTAGTTGTTGCCGGTATCCGGTGTTTGATTACCTGATGGGTCGTAAAGTGAAGGAAGGCCTTGAAGCAGACGCGGGACCACCTGGTTCAAAACAATCCACGAATACCGCGTCAAATGATGTGGTTGATATGGTAAATCAAAAAAGGCCTGTTCCAGATATTATCGCGGCTACCGCGGATACTGTCAAACAAGCGAAAAAGGGCGGTATGACCGGAATGAATGAAGGATTTCTTAATGCTGGTGGGTTGCCCGCAGCGTTTAATTCCGGATTAAGTGTGCTTAGTGGCGGGAATATGGGCGGATCCAAGGTTGAACCTGCGCCGCGTCAAGAAGTAATCCCGGTGAAAAAGGACGGACGTGAAGGTATGGCTCTGATGGGCTCTGATATCAACGAAGTCCAGAACGGGGATGTCGCAGGTATGTGGGTTACGAAGGCCAATACTTACGCGTCCGAGTTTGGATATGGTATCATCAATAATACCGGAAGCGCTTATACTGCGGACGAACCTCTTAAAAATGGGGAATTGGTTCTTTTTGCGAAGAATAAATTCAAGCCAGAATGCTGCCCTGCTCCTTATTCATCGAGCACAGGTTGCGTCTGTATGACTCCAGAGCAAATTAACTATTTGAATACTCGTGGTGGCAACCGGACTTCCGACTCGGGTGTCTGAATATTCGCCAGTGTAGATCAGCGTAACTCTATTCAAGATTGTTTAGAACATCATAACAATCTTGAAAAAATTGAAATGTTTTTTTCATATGAGACAGATGACACTTGATCACAAGAAAGAGAAAGAGAAATCAGAATGCCGTCCCGTCGTAATACTACCGCTGCTGCTGCTGCTGCTGCTTCGAATGAGGTCATGATCCCCAAAGCGAATGGCGCCAATGACATCAAGGAATACATCCAATACATGACCGAAGCTGCGCAAAGAATTCGCGACGAATTCAAACGAGACCTTCAAGGAGCCAATGCCGTCGTCAAAAAGGAAGGAAGAACTCATGGTTCGCACGATTTCAAAGCCGATATGACTGCTGTCAAACACCGCAGTTTCATCTACAAAAAGGAATGTTTGCCCCAATCCAGCCAATTCTTACAGGCAGAAATGCCAGTCGTTGAATGCCTGAAGCAACTTGAAGACATTCGAAAGATGGTCGTGAATCAAAAACAAGAGAAGAACACCATGGATTCAATGATCAAAAAAGGGATGGGAAAAAAGATGTTGAAGCAAATCATCTCGGGCGAATGCCAACGCGGAGTCGTCATCACTACTACTACTACTGCTGTCGCGGCGGCGAGTAACGACCACGATGACGACCACGACCACGACGACATGCTTCCAGCAGAGTTTTGTGAGCTCGAACACGAGAGCCTTACAACCAAGGCATTGAATGAGCTCATCGAGAAAAACAAACAAAATCACGCAACACTCTCAAAAAATCTTCTGAAACAAGCCGAGGCAATCATGACGATGCTGCGCCGCCACATCCTCGCATTCAAAATCGCAGCAGAAGACACCATCGGCGAAATCATCCATCATGCGGAAAAGTGCCGCGCATTCATTGCGCATATGAGACATCTCGACATCATCGAATACTGCGCATCCGCGTGGTGGCATCAAACCCAGAAAGACGCCATGGACAGTGACGAGTACTTTGTGACACTTGACGCCGTCGGCGAGCCCACCGATTTCAATGCGTTTTCACTACAAAAACCCCACACCGCATTTCCAGATTCGCCAATGTCGTCGGTCTTGAAATTCCGCGTCGTTGGTCTTCAAACCACAATTGGCGAAGAAAATCTCATCTGCGAATACGTTTTGGACCGAGAACTCGCAGAGACAATCATCACAGAACAATCACTCGAAGCACTTCAAGCACATCATTGACGACGAAGAACAGCAGCAGCATCAGCAGCATCATGAGCCGGCGGCGGCAATGGCGTGGGCATAGGCGCGCGCGCGCGGGATCAGGTAAGTATTTTTTTATTAGATAAAAAATCTTTATATTTATTCCATTTCATTTCATTTCATTTATTACATTGTTATTTCGACACTTACAGATACAGACTCAAATTCACACGCTTGTCCTCGGTGGCTTGCTTGACCAACTTATCCACAACTTCATTCGTGACCGCGAAAGGGAATGCGACCTTCAGCGACATGTCCTTCTCGAATAGGGGCGTATCCGGCTTGATGAGACGATACAAGTTCAACTTGCGATGAATAACCTCCAGGCAGCGCTTCAGGTTGCGAACACCTTCCTCCTTCTCGGTGTAGTTTTCCACGATGTGTTCGATCACCATATCCGGAATAACGATATCGCCTTCACGAAACCCAACCTGTGCGCAAATCTTGGGGGTAAGATATTTCTGCGCAATCTGCGTCTTGTCTTTCTTGTTGTAGCCGGTAGTATTGATTTTATACATCCTGTCGAGCAAGATGGGATTGACCTTGCTTTCGTCATTGTAGCTGAAGATGAAGAGGCACTTGCTCAAGTCAAAGTCGATCTCCGCAAAGTAGCGGTCGTGGAACTGCGAGTTCTGACTCGTATCAGTGAGATGGGTGAGGATGCCGACGATTTCCTCTCCCTTCGCAGTCTCGCTGATCTTGTCGAGCTCGTCAAAGTAGATGACGGGATTCATGGAACCGCACTGGATGATGATTTCGACGATCTTACCCCAAGTGCTTCCTTCGTAGGTGTAGGAGTGGCCCTCCAAGAAGCTGCTGTCCGTCGCACCACCAAGCGCGATGAAGGCGAAATCGCGGCCGAGGATTTTGCTGATACCCTCCTTCACGAGGGACGTCTTGCCAGTTCCCATCGGACCTTTGATGGCAATGGCGCTTCCCATCGCCGACGGGTTTGAAATCCACTGGCCAACCATCTGCATAATCTGGAGCTTCGCGTCGTTGAGGCCATACACCGCTTCATCGAGTGTCGTCTTGGACGCTTCCATAAATTCGCTACAACGCTGAATGCCATCATCGATCGTCAGGGGAAGGTTTTTCGTCTTGTTGAATGGAATCTTCATGAAGGTATCCACCCAGTTCTTCACCTTGTAATACTCGCCGCATCCTGGCTCCATATGACGCAGCGAGTTGATTTTCCGCATCGCGATCGCCTTGAATGCGATAGGAATGTCGGTTTCCAAAAGGGAAAGGCGGTATGGTTTCTGGATGATGCTGACTGCGTGGATTTGTTTCAGGTCGGTAATGACTTTCTGCTGCTCAGCAGGTGTCATGTGACGGCGGAAGTAGCGGAGATCGTTCGTAGAATTCTTCTTTCGAAGAAGGGTCTTGAACTCCTTGACATTTAGCTTGTCGCGCTTCTTTTCATCTGCGCGGAGCTGGTTCTCGATGTCGCGCTGTTTCTGCTTCATTCCTTCGAGTTGCTTCTTCATGAACTTGTTGGCTGCGAGGGCTTGATTGCCGGCCATCGTCTCGGTGAGTGACTGGATAGTTGCTTTGATTTCGGCGAGGTTCTTCTTGTTCTTGTCGCAACGCTGTTCCATCTCCTTCTGACTCTTCTTGTGGCGTGCGATTTCAGCTTCGCTGCTGTCATCGCTGTCGTCGTCGTCGTCGTCGTCGTCGTAGTCGTCGCTGTCGTCGTCATCGTCCTCGTCGCTGTCATAGCTTTCTTCGTCGTCGTCTTCACTCTCGTCTTCGTCGTCACTGTCGTCGGCGTCTTCGCTATCTTCTTCTTCATTGTCACTGTCGTCGTCATCGGTTGCGTCTTCGATACTTACATTGTCTTCTTCCTCCTCCTCGTCGTCTTCATCGTCGTCGTCGTCGTGACGGCGCAATTTCTTTCCTCCTTTTCTTTTGCCGTTGGCAATCGCGGCGGCAATCACAGATGAAGCAAGTGCCTCCGCGATTTTTCCAACCACCATATTCGCAGCTGCGGTTTTGGTTTTTTTTGTAACGGCGGTGGCGGTGCGACGTTTTGGCACAGAAACAGAGATGGATGACGACGATGATGACACGTCAGAATCCTCCGCCCCGGAGCCAGATTCAGATTCAGGGTCTCCTTTGTGGTGGTCGTCGTCGTCACGATGTTTCTTATACGTAGGCTTGCCGCTGGCGAGGCGAGCGAGGCGAGCGAGGGCGGCATTATTCTTTTTGGTCTTCTTGATGATAAAAGGCGACATATGATGTTGTTGTTCGTAATCCAATGATGATGGTATCGTATGAATAAATCCATTTCAATTTTTTTTGGATGCTATGTATGCCGACATTATCATTCAAAATTCCATATTTCTATAAAATTGAAAACAATCTAAATATTATAGTAGGTATATAAGAAGACCGAACACAAAAGGTTTCATAACAATAACGATGGCAGCCAACAACAAAACTGTTTCAAAAATCATCGGAATTCAATTTAGTATTATGTCGCCCGATGAGATTCTCAAAGGTTCCGTCGCTGAAATTACCAATCGTGAAACGTATGTGAATAATAAGCCGGTGATCGGTGGCTTGTTTGACCCGAGGATGGGGCCGATCGATCCTGGCGTCATTTGTCCCACCGACGGACTGGATTATATGAAATGTCCCGGCTACTTTGGACATATCAAAATGGCACGCCCGGTGTTCTACTACCAATATCTAGGAACGATTATCAAGATTCTGCGCTGTGTTTGTATCAAGTGTAGTGCGGTTCGTATGAGCAAAACTGCCAACAAGCAGCTATTGTCACTTCCAGCCGATGAGAGATGGAGTCATGTATTCCGTATTGCGAGCAAAATAAAGAGATGCGGGGAGGACACAGAGACTGGTTGTGGATGTCTTCAACCCACGCGTATTACAACGAAGGCGGGACTCGGTAAAATATACGCAGAATGGGACAATGTGAAGGGGATTTTAGAAGAGACTACTGCGGCAAGTATTGCTGGTAGTGCCGCGGAGACGGATAAGGACGGGTCATTGTCGATGAAACTCACACCTGAAATTGTCATCAAAATCTTTCGCAGAATCAGTGATGAGGACGTAGAGTTTATGGGGTTTAGTCCGGTTTTCTCACGCCCGGATTGGATGGTTTGTCAGGTTCTCGCAATTCCGCCACCGGCGGTTCGTCCGTCTGTCAAGATGGACGGCTCACAGAGAAGTGAGGACGACATTACTCATATCATCGTCAATATTATCAAGGCAAATACGACGCTTCAAGATAAAATCAATGAGGGTGCGCCGGCCAACGTAATCGACGGCTGGCACATGATGCTTCAGTATTACGTTGCTACACAAGTCAATAATAATATTCCGGGTTGCGCACCGGTCGCACAGAGATCAGGTCGTCCGCTGAAATCGATCCAGGAACGCCTCAATGGAAAGCAGGGTCGCGTCCGCGGGAATTTGATGGGAAAACGTGTTGATTTTTCGGCGCGTTCAGTCATTACACCTGACCCTAACCTCTCTATTCGCGAACTCGGTGTTCCACTGAAAATCGCGAAGAATATTACAAAACCGGTTGTCGTGAATGACCGGAACAAGAAATTCTTGATACGATTAGTGCGCGCGGGTCCAGATGAGTATCCCGGCGCGAAAATTCTCGAGCGGCTGACGGGCGAATCCATTTCGCTTCGTTACGCCGACCGCGCAAATATTGTGCTGAATAATGGCGACATCGTTCATCGTCACATGATGGATGGCGACGCGATTCTCTTCAATCGTCAGCCAACACTTCACAGGATGAGTATGATGTGTCATATTGCGCGGGTGATGTATCAGGGAGATACGTTTCGTATGAACGTGGGTTGTACGAAACCTTATAATGCAGATTTCGATAAACATCTCTGTCGGAAACAGGAGGCGTGAAAAGCGTGTTACCTCCTAGTCGGATGGCGTGTATGTGCGTAAGTACGTGCGCGTCGTGCGGCGAAACACCTTGTTGCTGGAAACCCCTTAGAGTCTTTACTACCACTTTCGGATGGAAACATCTGCGAGGAACTCGTTTAATTGACGAACCCAACGGTAATAATGTAAAGAATTGGGCAATCAGCAGTGTTACTTCCTACGGTCGCAAAAATGCGCATGTATATGCGTATAGGTTAGACTATGGAGGGCACTCAGAGACTGAACCGGTGTTGGTGTGCGATGATGAACTAGCCATTCTGAGCGCGTCTAAGATACAGTCCAACCTCTTGGGAAACCTTGAGGATATTCATCGGGAGATGAAATGAACCTACACATGCCGCAGGATGATGAGTCCGAGATCGAGTTGCGCCACCTGGCCGCAGTTCCCTATCAACTCATCAGTCCTGCCAACAATAACTCGATTATCGGTGTCTTCCAAGACTCGCTGATCGGGTCCTACTTATTCACACGCGAAAATATCAAATTTACGCCGAGGGAGGCGATGAACCTTCTTGCGGCCTACCCTCGTGTGAATGAGACACTATTCAAGAGCGGCGAAGATGTCAGCAATTTCGACGTGATTTCGCAGATTTTGCCACCCTTGACGCTGAAATACAAGAAACGCCAGTTCGGCGAGAAGAACCCCAACGAGGACTACGCAACCTCGAATAATGTCGTTGAAATCAGGAATGGGCGAATGATGCGCGGTCAAATCGACAAGAGCGTTCTTGGTGGTGGCGGCGTTGGTCTTATCCAGCGCGTCTGTAACGATTTCGGAAATATCGCGGCGTCCGACTTCATCGACGGACTCCAGAATATTATAACCGAATACATGAAATCGCACGCGTATAGTGTTGGAATCAGCGACTTGATCGCGAATAAGACGACGAATACGCAAATCATAGATGTCATCACGAAGAAGAAGACGGAGGTGAAAAACTTGATCGATCAAGTCCATCTGGGGATTTTCGAGAACAAGACCGGGAAGTCGAATGAGGCAGAGTTTGAGGCGAAAGTTTCGAATATTCTGAATACTGCGACGAGTGAGGCGGGTGGAATCGGCACAAAGAGTTTGAACTCGTCGAATCGATTCATCGGTCTCGTGCTTTCGGGTTCGAAGGGAACTGACTTGAATATCTCGCAGATGATTTCGTGTCTTGGCCAACAGGCGATTGAAGGCAAGCGTATCTCCTACGGTTTTGACAGCAGGACGTTGCCACACTTCAACAAGTTTGACGATGGGCCTCTGGCACGTGGATTCATCGAGAGTTCGTTTATTTCGGGATTGTCGCCGGAGGAGTTGTTCTTCCATGCGATGGGTGGTCGTATTGGTCTGATTGATACGGCGGTTAAGTCCGTCACATGGGAGACGCCGATTATCGTCGTTGAAAATGAAGTGCCTAAATATGTCAAGATTGGTGAGTGGATTGACGCTCACCTCGCGGTGGAATCCGCTGCGAATAAGATTCAGTATATGAGCGAACAGAATATGGAATACTTGGAATTGACGCACCCGATCAAGATTGTTACGATGGATTATGATGGAAATGTATCATGGGAGACCATCACAGCAGTCACGCGTCATGACCCTGGCGAGAAGCTGTTTAAAATCAAAACCAAGGCTGGACGTTATGTCACGGTTACCGCAAATAAGTCGCTTCTTGTTTGGAATGACGAACTCAAGCAGTTCCGCGAGAAATACACCGAAGAAATCAAGGTTGGTGACTTTGTTCCAGTTGCGAAGAATGTCTGTGATTACTACCGTGCGGATGGCGGGGCGATAATCGATTCTATGGAGGAATTTCAGCGTGGTAGAAATGCTGGCGATTCGATTGAAACGCAAATACCCGATGAAGCCTACATCGCAAGTAAAGACTACATCAAAGGATTACTCACCGCTTACTTTTCGAAGCACGGGTCAGTTTCAACATCATTATCTTCCGTGGAATTTACATCAGGCGATATTCGGCTCGTGGAAGATATGGCGTTTCTCTGCTCTCGACTAGGAATTCATGGAGAAGTTTCGATCGAAGATGATAATGTTTCTTGCTGGTATTCTATTCTTAGGATTCGCGGAATAAATGCCAGACACTTTTCAGAACAAATAACACTAGATGATTGTGACAAAGACGCCATGTTGAAATCCATTGTGACGACGACGACTGATGCGGAGGAAGTCGCCACCCTCAACGACGTGATCCTAGACGAAATCGTTGAAATGACAATGGTGGATCCGGCGCTTCATCCGAAGATGTATGATTTGACGATTCCCACGACACTCAATTTCGGTCTCGCCAACGGTCTTCAAGTCCGTGATACCTCCCAAACCGGATATATTCAACGCCGTCTCATCAAGGGTATGGAGGATCTCAAAGTGGAATACGATATGACTGTCCGCAACGGCAAGCAGCGCATCATCCAATTCGCATATGGCGATGACGGTATCGATACGATCAAGGTGGAAAATCAGTCTCTGCCCCTCGTCGCGATGAGCTTGGACGAAATCTACGCCCACTTCCATATGCCACTCGACAATTCCAGCGACACTCAAGAAAGCGCGGTTACAGCATTCACGAAGACTGCTTACGCAAAGATGAAGAAGGAGAAGGCCGCGACTACCAAGAAAATCCGCGACCTCATCGATTACATGATTGAAATGCGTGACCTTATTATCGAGCGTGTATTCAACCGTCTAGATAACAAAAATGTCCAGATGCCTGTTTCATTCACACATATCATTAATAATGTCCAAGCACAGCAACAAATCAATCAGAATTCGATGGTGGATATTACTCCGATGGAAGCGATGGATATGATATCGGCTGGATTTCGTCAATTAGAGACATTGTACTATTCGCCGCCGACGCTGCTGTTCAAGGTAATGTACTATTATTATCTGTCGCCGAAAGAACTCCTTCTTGTGAAACGGTTCAACCGAAGCGCGCTTTCCATCCTGATTAGCGTAATCAACCTTCAATATAAACGGTCGATTGTTGCGCCGGGCGAGATGGTGGGAATGGTGTCGGCGCAGAGTATTGGCGAACCTACGACGCAGCTCACTCTGAATACGTTTCATTCTGCTGGTGTTGCGTCCAAGTCGAACGCGACCCGTGGTGTGCCGCGTATTGAGGAAATCTTGTCGCTTTCTGAAAACCCGAAGAACCCGTCGATTACCGTGTATTTCAAGGAAGATGATGAGAGCACCCCCGAACGCGTTCAAGAGTTCATTCCTCTTATTGAGCATACAAAACTGGCGGAAGTGGTAGAATATGTGGAAGTATGCTTTGACCCGGATGATCTGAACACACTTGTTGAACAAGACCGTGCGGTTATGACGCAATATCAGGAGTTTGAGAAATTGATTGAAGAATGTGTGCGTGACTCGGTGGTTGCTGGAACGTCGGGAGTTCCGGATGTGCCGGGTGGAGGCGCGGCGGCGGCGGCGGCATCAGCATCAGCGTCGGCCTCTAGATCCAAGTGGATTATTCGAATCAAGATTGATCCAGAGGTTATGTTGGATAAGAAACTTACGATGGATGATATCCACTTTGCGATCAAGAATAGTTATGGGAATGAGGTGTCATGCGCCTTCTCGGATTATAACGACGACAATCTCGTATTTCGTCTTCGTATGGAAAATGTCGCTCAGAGCAAAAAGTCGGGTGGCGGTGCCGGAGGCGGAAATAAACAAAATCCCCTCGACCAGTCCGACCACATTTATATGATTAAAGGATTCCAAGACCAGCTGCTGAACAATATCGTGCTTCGTGGCGTGAAAGGTATTAAGAAGGTGATGCTCCGCAAAATCAAGAACACTCTGGTAAAGGCGGATGGTGTATATACGAAGAAAGACAGTTGGGTGCTGGATACAACCGGCACAAACCTGGTTCATATGCTCGGATTGGATTATATTGACACGAAACGAACCGTGAGTAATGATATTCAGGAAGTGTATCGGGTTTTCGGTATTGAAGCAGCGCGTCAAGCGATATACAATGAACTTTCTGAGGTGTTTGACGACTCGCCCATCAACTACCATCATGTATGCCTGTTGTGTGACCGTATGACTGTATCGTCGTCGATGATATCCATCTTCCGCCATGGCATCAACAGCGATGATATTGGTCCGCTTGCGAAGGCGTCATTTGAAGAAACGCCGGAAATGTTCTTGAAGGCGGCGCGTCATGCGGAGTTGGATCCGATGCGTGGTATTTCAGCGAATGTGATGTGTGGTCAAGAAGGGTATTATGGAACAAGTGCGTTTCAGGTTCTCGTGAATATCGACGAAATGATGAAACAAGAAGCGGTAGAGTATCGTCATACTGACGCAAATGAAGAAATCGACGCGGCATTCAAGGCGAATTCGTCGGTTGGACTCGATACGGATAAATGCGGCATTCCAAAACTGGCAATACAATCATGCGTGGATAATGTGAAGAAGATTCGACTTGGAAAGGTGGATGATGATTATGATATCGGGTTCTAAACACTCGACCGATGACTACGACGACGACCACGTTTGACATTCATGCGTCGGCGTGTGTGTGTGCGTGTGCGTGTGCGTGTGCGTGTGTGGTGGCGGCTTCGATATCGTCGTCCGCCGACAGGTTTAGTTAATGCTTTTGTGGCTAATCCAGTAACATTAATTGCTGGGTCATTTAATTTTTCCATTATTTTATTTGGTTGATTGCCAATCGATGTCTCTATTAATGCGGATATACAACGAAATGGCGGGTTAATCGGGTCGAAAACATCAAAGTCGTAGTCGATTTTATACCCACCAGGACATATTGGGTCGCCGCCGTCCTTATTTTCTATTGGAAATGGGTTGCCTTTTTCATCTAGTTCTCCTCCTTCTTTCGCCCCGTCGTTTTTTTTAGTTTTTGCTTTTGCTTCATTTTTATTATTGTTGGATTTGTTCTTTTTTATATAATTATTAACGTATTTTTGGTTATTATTATTCCTATACTTTATTGTTTTGTTTTTTGAACTAGAATAAATATACGCATTGTTGGATTTGATAGTATTACTCATTCTAAATGAATTTATGAAATATTGTATTATATTATGATTATTTTATATATATTTACACCATTACATCATTATGCAACTCCAACGATCCCTCCTATAAGTCATTAATTTATACATAAATTTAATAATAGTAAAATATGTTTCACGCTGTACTGGTTAATATCTCAAGTGCCGAATTAAATTGATATATAAATATAATAATATCGGCAAATTGTATATAAAATCATAATGGCGCGAAAGCGATGTATTGAACCAGGTTGTCAAGTAAGCGCCATAGGCGCAACCGATAAATGTAAAGCACATGGAGGCGGTAAGCGATGTATTGAACCCGGCTGTCAAGCAAGCGCCATAGGCGCAACCGATAAATGTGTCGCACATGGAGGCGGTAAGCGATGTATTGAACCAGGTTGTCAAGTAAGCGCCATAGGCGCAACCGATAAATGTGTCGCACATGGAGGCGGTAAGCGATGTATTGAACCAGGTTGTCAAGCAAGCGCTCGAGATAAAACCGATAAATGTATAGCACACGGAGGCGGTAAGCGATGTATTGAACCAGGTTGTCAAGCAAGCGCTCAAGGCAAAACCGATAAATGTGTCGCACATGGAGGCGGTAAGCGATGTATTGAACCCGGCTGTCAAGCAAGCGCTCAAGGCAAAACCGATAAATGTAAAGCACACGGAGGCGGTAAGCGATGTATTGAACCCGGCTGTCAAGCAAGCGCTCAAGGCAAAACCGATAAATGTAAAGCACATGGAGGCGGTAAGCGATGTATTGAACCCGGCTGTCAAGCAAGCGCCCGAGATAAAACCGATAAATGTAAAGCACATGGAGGCGGTAAGCGATGTATTGAACCCGGCTGTCAAGCAAGCGCTCAAGGCAAAACCGATAAATGTAAAGCACATGGAGGCGGTAAGCGATGTATTGAACCAGGTTGTCAAGCAAGCGCTCAAGGCAAAACCGATAAATGTGTCGCACATGGAGGCGGTAAGCGATGTATTGAACCAGGTTGTCAAGCAAGCGCCATAGGCGCAACCGATAAATGTATAGCACATGGAGGCGGTAAGCGATGTATTGAACCAGGTTGTCAAGTAAGCGCCATAGGCAAAACCGATAAATGTGTCGCACATGGAGGCGGTAAGCGATGTCCGAATTGCATAGATTGGGTAGATAGCCGTTCTGGTTCATCTGATTATAATGGATACTGTGCCACTTGTTTCAAACACATATTTCCAAGCGACGAACGCAGTAAAAAAATATATATTCATACCAAAGAAATAATGGTAAGAAACCACATCAACGCAATATATGATGGATTTATTCACGACACACCATTATATACTGGTGGATGCGATTGCACCCATCGTCGTCGCATCGACCATCGTAAATTGATAGGTAATACCATACTGGCTATTGAAACCGATGAATTCGCACATCGTGGATATGATACCAAAGATGAAGAGATTCGTTATGATGACGTATATATGATACATAGTGGCAAATGGATATTTATTCGTTTCAATCCAGATTCCAATACCTGCAAAATAGATATTGCTGATAGATTGAATAAACTGGTAGAAACGATGAATGAGTGTATTACGAGAATTGAACGAGAAGAAAATACAGAACTGGTTGAAATCATAAAATTGTATTGGTAAACCCTTACAGCATTATGTTACATCATTTGATGCTTCTAATAAATTATGCTTTTCCCAGTGGTCGTGGGGAAATTGATCTGGACGCGTCAATCGCATCGCTTGGCAATTGCTGAACCAGATGAATTATTTGCTGAGTAAATCGCATATATTTTATTATTTTTTAAAAATAGTAAAATATACTTCACGCTGTAAGGGTTAATTTATAGGTTTTGAAATATTAAAAAGAACACAAACAAGTCAGTAAGGTCATATATCAAATCAGAATCGCGTTTATCCTTATTAAATAGTAAGGTTTCAAAACGTGTCGTCACAACGATGTATGACTTCTAAACACATAAAATAGTAAGCAACCAAGTTAATTTGCGACAGGAACGGCCTGACCTCATCCACCGCTTTGAAGATGGCGGCGGCGGCCAGTGCGAGTGCGTGTGCGACGCTGAGATTTGCTGCGGCGACTGGTTGTTGAGGCGCGACGTGAAGGACGGCCGCGGCCCATGGCACGACGAGAACGAGAATGAGGCATATTATATACAATATTAGTATTTTAATTTTATGGATGGAAATAAAAGTAAAAAATGCTCCTTACGGGGCTCGAACCCGTGACCCCGGACTCATAAGATCCGTGCTCTGGCCAAACTGAGCTAAAAGAGCATAATCAGAACGGAATACGACCGCATATATGTGCTCATCATACCCACATAACTATCATAATGTAGTTTTAAGTCATTTATTCATCCAATAACATCAACGCCATCGCCGCGTAATTGTGTAAATCGATCAATGTGTCTCGTATGCCTTCGTCGGCGACTAAATTCACGCCATTTTTGGTAATTGACATCGACCTTTGGAGTTTATCTTCAATCCGCATAAGAACGCCAATCACGCCATATTTCGCAAACGCATCGCCGTAATCCGCATTCTTGCGTCTAAATAATTCCAGTGCTTCCGCTTGAATCGTCTTCATTTGTTCCACCCTCAAACTGGGATCTTGTTCTTGTCTTTCCATTCGAATTATGTAAATAATATAAACAACAAATGTTTATATGATTTTTACCGGCAACCCGTTTCGATCGAGTGGGCTCGGAGTCGCTGCCTCTGCGCCATGCCGGTGAAATGAAACAATACGACTATTGGGTGCTGCGTTTATAGCGTCCAGCTTGACAATACCGGAGATAGGTCTCGATCCTATGTCCTCGGAGTTATGAGCCCCGCGCGCTTCCTCTGCGCCACCCCGGTAAGATGATTGTTGTGTGTATTGGTGCTGCGTTTATAGCGTCCAGCTTGACAATACCGGCGGTAGGTTTCGATCCTACGACCTTCCGCTTATAAGGCGATAATCATTCGTAGATCGGACCTGTTCCTTGCGGAACTAGTAAAAAAGTAACAAACGATGTTGTTAGACGCTCTGCCGCTGAGCTACACCGGTAAGAAATATTTAACATTGGTTTTCAGAAAATGAGAAAGTGAAGAACGCACCTTCTCATACTATAGAAAGAAAATATCTTTAAGTTCTTTTCGAGGAACAAACGCGCGGTTGAAACGCATTTATTCCTAAATATTCCATTCCATTCCATTATTCAATAATATCCTCGATGTCTTTTACGCCTCTACATATACTAAATTTGTGATACCATCTCTTTGAAATAAGAGGCAGCACTTCTAATTGAACCAGTTTAAAACTTGTATCCAATAAACCGATCGCCATTTGTTCTTCTTGCCCTTTTAATGTGAGCGTAAAAACCGACTTGAGAATGAAGTGAAGAAGCAACATGACGTGTTCTTTCGAGACGTAGAACCGATAGACCTTACCGTTATTAATATCGTTAAATGATTTAATGATAAAATAGACAAGTTGGTTGAATTGGGGCGCGTCATTAATATCGATAACGCCGTCGGCCAGTATTTTGTTAAATCCTGTTTCAAGGATAAAATTCAACTTGTCGCGTATGCCATCCTCGCATACATACTTTTTAATCGAATCTAATTCAAATTTGTTAAGTTTGTCTTTAAATTCATCGAAAATTCGTTCGATTTGATTTAATGCTAAAGTTTGTTCTTTTAGAATCGCGCTTAATTTTGTGCGTAGAAACGGAATTGCGAATATCAAGTTGAATGTGATGTCTTTTGCGAAATGAAACAATGACAGCTTGATTTTTTTGATAGATGGATCATCGTCATCGTAATCAATCGAGCTGTCCTTATCTTCTTCTTCCACAATTACTTTGTTACTCATAGCACCGCTACGCGGTTTATTCTTTTTTAATGAAGCAACTGCCTGTGTAACACCATTCTGCTTTGCGAGTTGTGACGAATCCTTATGAGTTGATGATGAGCATGTTGTAGCCGCGTGTATCATTGCTGGTGGTATGGATGGTTTCAATGGAACTGATACGTCGCTCTGTTTTGTATTTACTGAAGGTGTTTTTTGTTTTTGAATTGCGAGTTGATTCATAACATCTGTCATCGCCGTGCGATTGATTGAATTGATGAAGTTGCTTTGGCTTATTTGCTGTTGGACTGGGGGGGGCTGGACGGTGGGGAGCTGGATGGTGGGGAGCTGGATGGTGGGGAGCTGGACGGGTGGCGGCACTGAGACGCGGATCGTTGTATCAAAATCTGGAATATCAAATACATCAGTTATTACCAGTTGCTGCTGCTGCTGCTGCTGCTGCTGCTGCTGCGGTGATTCCTGTTGTGACTGAAGTAGTTGTATTGGATCTTGTAAATTACGAGTTACTATATCGGCACTAAGATATACACCGGATTGTAGTGGGTTCATTTTTCCTATATATCTTCATTTTATTTTTGTTTATTCTTCTTCTGGTTGTTCGTCTTGAACGGCCGCATCTGCTTCTTGACCTTGGCTGTCATCTGCTTCTTTCACACCTTTCATCGCAGTAAATACGCGTTTCTTATGTTTAATGTTTCCTAGTTTAAATGTTCGTATATACTCTTCGAGCGACCCGCGGATGTCATGATCGGCGCGAATTTGTTCCTGTAATTGCGGTGATACAGAGTTCAGCGGTATTTTCAAAAGAGAATATTCTTCATCCACCTTGATTTCAAACAACCCGAAACGTGAAGGAACATCCTGCGTTATTTGAAACGGTTGTATGAAGAAATAACTCTCGGTCATTTCGTCGCCATACAACACCATATAATTCTTTCCATTCTCGCTTAATAGTGTCTGCGATACAAATACGATTGGGACCTTGAAATATAAAGAAAATAACCAGACATCAAAGTTGGTCAAGAAATAGTTCTCACTTTGGATGATTTGTGATAATGTAGCGCGACCTTCATTAATAATATCGGCATACTGTTTCATACCATATCCGTTCAATATCATGGTGAGTTTCTTTTCTAAACCTAGTTTGGCTAATTTCGCGTATTCAGTTACGAGTATCTCCTTTAATCGGAGTATAGACATATTGGCGAGGTCATCCACGTGTTGAGTTCGACAATTATCACACATGAAATAGTTACACTGATGACACGCAAAATCGGTTTGCCCGGTTCCAATACTGGTTCTACACTTTTCGCATATTTCTGGTTCTTTTTGCGCGGAAAATGCTGCTGCCATCGCAGAACCATTATCGGCACTTCGAACACACGCATGACCACTCGGACATTTTGATGCGTTTTGTGCGACACTACGCAATATTGTCAATATGATGTCAAACGAACACTCTTTACTTTCATTCGAAAAAATGATTTCATACGTATTTACCTTTGGAAAGAATGTATTTCGCAGCTTAATCGTCACTTTACGTTTGCCAACCTGCTGACAAAAGTCAAGAACATGATTGATTTCATTAATATGAAACGACTCGGGAATATGCGCATCCTTTTTTACTACGTTGGCCCGTGCCGCCAATGTATCCGCCGCCGCCGCCGCCGACGCCGACGCCACCGACGCCGATTCAGTATTCGCGACTGGACCTCGCGCACCAGACTCAATCGCGATATATCTGTCGATGTATTCTTTCCGATACACCGGGTCATAATGTTGAATACTATGACTTCCTGTATTGCTCGGTGCCACAGTATAAAAATTCGTCTGATGGATATACGGATTAACATCAGCTGGCTCCATATTTTCAAAGTATTCTTGTGTGATGAATGTCTCAAGCAGAATGATTTCATTCTCTCGGAGATCGTATTTTATATCTTGGAACGAGAGATACTTCATCGGTTCAAACATAAACAATCTCACGCGCTCATATCGTATCATTTCATCCGCTAGCTTCCCAAAATACGCGACCGCATTATCGATATCTGGAAACATGAGGTTGCGCTGCGGGAGCAGTAATTTACATAGACCGCCATATTCCTTAAGACAGTAGCTCTTTTTTCCGCACGTGGCTTCATCGCTTGTAATACACCCCGATACTTCACCCACCATTTTCAATGTCTCTTTTCTATATCGTATAAATGATACATGTTTTGCGAGCATTCGTTTCATATGCGCGATAATTTGCGATAGTTTGTTGGTATAAATCACGAAGACCGACGCAATAATCTTCTCAATATCATCCTTTGCCGCTTTATTCTCCGGGCGGTTTAATACATTCCGCGCGGTGTTTCGAAAGACATTATAAAAGTTCGTTTCTAGACGAATATTGCGGACATATCTCTCGCGCGTCTTGTCGGCTCTCTCCGCTGTTGGCGTATTTGCCACGACCTCATCCGCAATTAGATGGTTACTTTCGGTGATCGTCGGTAGTTCATCATTCTGATTCAGTTGCGGTTGTTGGTCAATATTCACTTGAATAAACTGGTTTGTTTCTGTGATAACACCGACAATAAGACCGTCTTCGACGACCTTGACCGTTGGATTACAAAAAATCTCCTTTTTCGTGGTTTTCTTCACATGTTGATGAACCTCTTTGAGAAAATCGACGGTTTCGTGATACCCCAGTTGCCAGAGACTGTCTTCATTCATTGTAACTGTGGGCGGCGGGCTCACGGACGCATCGACACCACCACCACCGCCGGCGAGAGGCGCAGAAACAGCAGTCGGAATTACACCTTTCAAGAATATACGTTCGTATTTTTTTTGTTGGAGAGGCATATTCCGGGTTGGCTTCGATATAGTTTGAGAGATTTGTAATCCGATGACCTTACCATTGAAATTCATCACCTGTGCCTCGATTTGAAAGCCGGCATCTCTCAACGTCTTTGCGATGATTGTCGCTGGCTGATTCATCTTATACTTATATTCACGCGGTTGGCTCGCATGAAGACGGCAGTATGAAAAATAAATATCGCGAACGGTTTCAATAACGTGCTTGATTTTAGGCATGAGTGTCTTACTTTTCAGCGCAAACCGGCCAAGCACGGTGAATTTCCCGTTGGATTTACTCTCAAATAAGTAAATCGGTTCATAATACACGTCGCGTTTCATCATGATAATCGTTTTCCGGTTGATGTCAAATACCTCGCCTGAATATGCGTTTGTGGGACAAATAACTTGGACGTTGTTTGTGATGTCGTCGTCCGGAATGTGAAGTAAGATAATATTGTTGCCGTGTTTGAATAGTTTCTCATTCGGTCGAGTGACGATGTCCCACAAGTATGTATGGTCGATAATAGAGGCGTCGTCGTCGAGATATGCGACGAAGTTTTCGAACGCATTACATACCCTGATGAAGGTTTGTTTTGGGAGTGTTCGAGAGATTGCGGATGCCGCATATTTATGCTCAAGATCTGCCTCCATTACTTCTTTATTCGGGTTATAAAATGAATCCACCAACGTTCCATTTTGTAGGCTTACAAACATATCGACGTCGAGAGATTGAATGATGATCGTTCGCATCTCTCGGATGGTTGGTATATACTCTCCGGACGATGCTGCTGATGATGCGGCTGATGCTGCGGCTGATGCTGCGGCTGATGATTCTACTGGCGCACGTGGAGTGGCTGCTGCGACACGCGGGGTCATGACAACCGGCGTTTCATCTTCGTCTGAATAATACGCTTCTGCTCCGGCCGACGCCGCCGCTATACCCCCCGTCACTGACGGCATCGTTGATGCGTTGGCGGCGGCGGCCTCTTCTACGATCTTCGTATATTTCATCGCATCCTTTTGTATTTTATCTGTAACATTTTTCAAGATCTGGTCTTTTACGTTGGTTGATGTCATCGGTGGTAATCCTAATCCGGTGGGCTGCTGCTTGGCCACTCGCGGCTCTGGTGCCATATTTATTACTCTCGCTGATGTTTTTTCAACACCATTACTCTCTTTATAATAATACGCAATCGCCGACACAAAGGATTGATGGTCATTTGTTTCAACACCGCGTCGTATCAAACACGGTGTATCCTTTTTTATCGCCGCATTTTTGAGACTTACCTGGCAATTCCGGTTATCTGTAAATAAAAACTTTTGAAGCTGCGTTGGTAAATACCCCAACCGATTATTCTCCAACGGAAATTTCTCCGAGCTTAATATGCGTTCGTCTTTTATTTCAGTTAATTTTACAGGTTCATACGGCGCAGATGCGATCATCACCTGCGGTGGGTTTGTTTTTTCTTCAGATGAAGCCGCCGCGGCTGAACCGGTGGTCGATTCGGCTGCGTCCGTAGTAGCAGCGGCAGCAGCAGCAGCAGGACCAGACTTTGATTTGGTTTTAATCTGAACTGTTTCGAATTTCTTGGCTTCACATTCTTGGCGGCGCGTCGTCTGTGACGGTTTATCCCATTGTGCGAAACAACAAGGAACACACAACCCTTTTGGATGCGCGTCCTTCTTCAAAAAACCCGGATAATGTTGCTTGTAATTTCCCTTTTCATCCACGTGATATTTGTCATCAGTGAATTCAAATATGTTGGCGCCAGGTGGTATTTTTTTGGATTTTTGCGGAATAACTGCGCCATACTTCCCGGATTTCACCTCTTCTTCTGTCAAACTCGTATTATGTTTCAAACTCCAATACCGCGGACAAATATAGTGATACGGTTTGCTTGCGTCGGACCCGTATGTTATACTATGTGAATACGACCCGGGATGTTCTTTATCGATTTGCTCTTTTTCTTCGTTCGTTAAAATAACTGGCTGACGTCGCACATTCCATGGACAACTCCGCGAATATGCGTTGAATTTGCCGACATCCTCATTCAAATGTATCACTGGGTCGCGTTCTTGGATCCGTTTTGAAAACGGATTTGGATTGGCCAATTCCATTCCGGTAATATCTGAGAGATCTTCTTCTTCATGTTCGGATGGTTGTTGTTTTCGTTGAGCAGCTGCGCCACCGCCGCCGTTCTTCAGATTAGGGTCGTCGGCCTCGGCGCCACCGTCGTCGTCGTCGGCGGCGTCGTCGTCATCATCCCCTTGTAATAAATCAAACAAGTCCAGTTCTTCTTTCTCTTTCTCTTCTTCCTCTTCTACCTCGAATCCAAATACGGCCGCACTACTCGACGCTGGCTGGGTGGCTGTCGCGGGTCGTTTTACTGCGCGAACAATTTCCGCCATTAATTCGATCGACTCTTCTTTATCGCTTGGCACAATATCACCACCAGCTACACCCGACGTCGGCGTAGGCGTAGGCGTAGGCGACCGCACAGACGCCGCCGACGCCGTCTTTCCTGGGTTGGCATCAACAAACGCTTTATTCGAACATAATTCGGAGATTTTTTCATAAGGGATATTCGTTGTATTTGGATTCTGGTAGATGCGAATAATCGAGTCAATATACGCGTGTAACGGCGTCAAGAATAACATATTGTTGATATTCGTGATTTCTATCGTAATAATATTATTGAACGCACCCTTTGTTATTTTGGTGAGGAAGCCTGGGTTGTTTTTGATGCGAATATTCCCGCCACGAAATCTCGAGAATTGCTGTGTTTGTAATGACGATAACATCGCAGATAGCTTTCCGCGCGCATCCTGCTCCGACATCATATAATTATCTCTCAATCCATCAATAATATCTCGGTCGCTTTGACGCTTATTCATCATTTCGATAATGAACGCATCTTGACTTGACATATCGTTATAGTTACTTACGCGTTTGTAACGGAGCATGATACCCTTCTTCAAACTACCTTCTACCTCATTAAACGCGCTGGAAATACACGTAATCATTTGTTTTATCTCGATGTTGCGGGTGATTGGCAGTTGCGCGAAATATTCAACATTAATGAGCTCGATTTGCGGGTGATGTAACTTGGTAAATAAGCTCATTTGAAATCCACCCTGCTCAACATGTTCTTTGATTACGCGAAGAACCGGATTTACGGTGGCCATGATGATCTCTTCGATTTCTTTCGTCGTAAATGAAAATTTCACGAATAATTTCACATAAATAGAACCGTCGGGGTAAAATTCACACAGAACCGGAATTGGCAAATGCGTGGCTTTATGGTCCGGTATTTCTGGATTCGAATAGATATAGTTAATGTAAATCGCGACGCTCTTTTTTCGCGAAGTTGTTTTGATAAGACGAAATATATCGGCTTTCGGAAGATAGGGGATTTTACGCCCGCTGCGGCCAATACCGGAAATAAAGAGCTTGTAGATATTATCGCGTTTCTTGCCAGGGTTATGTTTGATATACGGAATGGAGTCCGAACAGTGTATTAGCTTAAACACTGCGTCGAGAGATTGATTGTATGGCGTTTCGGGATGTATCATGAATTCTACGCCGCGAATCCCACTATCGAGATAGTTATGCTCGTTGGTGCGTCCCTCGTAAATATCGTATAAAAGCTTAATATTTGCGGTCTGTCGCATAAATCTCTCATTCAATATCTTTTTGTCGGCCTCGAATAGTCTTTCCCTGTGAAGCAATAACGTATTGTGTGAATGGATCGTCGTAAGGTCGATTTCGCCAGATGCTTCTGCCGACCCTTTTTCGACGGTTGAACGCGGAGTGTCGTCACGGAATGCTGTGAGATAAGGAAAGTATAGTGAAATCATATACGATTCATAGATCGATTTGCCGAAACCCGCACTGGCACGCGCACCTGCGGCTTCTCCTTGCGACGACGACGACGATATCGATTCTGCGATGTTGGCGTCCTTCGCATAAACCAACGCGTCCTCGGCGGTTGCCATATAAATTGTATTATCAATAAATACGCCATAATCGAGTAATACCATCTTATTGTTCGTATTCACGATTTCGCCTGCGTGGATTTCTAAAAATGGGTCGGCGCTTATCGCGTCAAACGGATTTATCGAATAAGGATATTCATACGCCGACGCGATATTCAACTCTTGGCCTAATGCGACATTTATAATACGGGGATTCTGTTCTAATTTTAGATTTGCGATGTTTGTGTAGGTATAATTGCCGTCGGATTGCGGCGCACCGAGCGTCATGACCTCGCCCGCGCCCGCGCCCGCGCCCTTTGAATGGTTATCGATATTCGACAAGTAATTTTGAACCCGAACCGGCGTCATTTCAAGCTTTCCATTCGATGTGATATGATCATACGCCAATTGTGTAGTAATACGTTTTGCTTGCTTACAGAAAAAATACAACTCCGCATAGGATAACCCGAGTTTTTCTCTCGTGAGATATAAGAATTTCTTTTTAATCGTTTCAATCGAGTCATCGGGGTATATTCTCTCCGGAAGAAACACGACGTTCATATCATTTTCTTGGATTACGCCCAATTCGTATTCACTAAATATGTTTCGGAAATGCGGGTTAGTGGGCTCTTGAACAAAGACATCGTTGATATTTACGATTTGCCCTTCGTGTGTGTTGAATTCGACATTTCCGTAAAATACATACAATACGTTGTATTCAGGCGTTAGCGCTGCGACATCCGTCGTCGTCGTCGTCGTCGATTTTGCCCCTTCATCGGTCGAACGAATATGACATATTTTATATATGGGAATCTCCGGCACCCGGTTTTCCATTTTTCGTATCTTACTATTATATGATAAGAAGATTATACTTTATTATGAAATTATGTATAATAAAGAATAAACACGTATTAGATATACGAATATTCAATGCCGGCTTCTCCCGAATTCAAAATGATCGTGGCTCTTTGCCGTGGTGGCGGCATCGGATTGGACGGAACGCTTCCGTGGCCTAAACTGGAACGAGACCTCCGATTCTTTTCTCAGATGACTCGTTCTTCTGAATTTCCGTATAACACCGCGGTAGTTATGGGGCGAAAGACGTGGGAAAGTATTCCGGCGAATTTCAAGCCTCTACCATTTCGCGACAATCTTGTTGTATCGGCGATGAATAACTTCGACACGGAAGAACATAAACCCGGCGTTACATTTATAAAGACACTATCCGATGTACATAAATACGCGGATAATTATGACATAGTGTGGTTTATTGGTGGGGCGTCAATTTACGAACAGATCCTAACACCCACAAGATTGGACGGAACGATGTTATTTCCGATCGACGATATATTGATTACATTCGTGGATGAGAGTTACGAACATGATGCCGCATTTCCACTGATGTTTCAATACAATTCGGTTGAAGAATGGCAGGCTCTCCGAGATAACCCGACGAACCGCGCGATTTGGTGCTGGACGGGGGGCGATGACATTCCGGAATTCGTATCTTTTTTCGCGGAAGGCGCGCGGAGTAATCATTTGTATCGCATAATGGACGCCGACCGAGAATTTGTGGCGAGTATTACACGCCCGGCAGATATTAAAGCGATACAGGAACGACGATCGCCGAATACGATATTTTTGAGATTGAGTCGGGTAATTACAATATAATCAATCGGATTTCGATGAGCGGGCTGGTTACATGATAACAAAAGACCCCGTCCCGCATCCGACTCCGCCTCCGCCTCCGCCTCCGCCCCCGACTCCGCCTCCGCCTCCGCCTCCGACTTCACACCCGACTTCGCCTCCTCCTCCTCCTCCGACTCCGCCCCCGACTCACCCCCGACCGGTGGTACGCGGCCGGACGCGCGCGCTTAATTGTCATAATGCGGGTTGTCATTAATCGTCATTCCGCAGTATTCTTTCGGTTTGAGTTTATAGTCTTCCGGTGAATACACCTTGATTTTCTGGGCCTCGTCAATCAGAAACCGGAAATTATTCCAGAACTCGTCTTTGTGGCCTACACTCTCCGTCATAATATGACTCAACTCGTGAAGTGCTACAAAGGTGAGCGTGTTTTCGTCGATGAGTTTATTCCCCTTCTTCGTAGTATTCACACAGAATGCGAGCTTTTCGCCCTTGTTCTCGCTATACGCGGTGTATTCGCTCGTCGGCAGTGTTTCACTCACTTTTTCGGGGCGGAAATTTGTCACTAAACGTTTCACGTTATCGCGGTCGGGGTAAGTATCGCCCATATGTTTCACGACCTTTTTCATTTTCTGGGTGACCGTGGCGAGGAGATCGGCGGCGAGTTCCAGTTTAGCGCGTTCGCGAACGCAATACTTGTTGCCATCGACTTTAGAAACAATACACTTCAACTGAAACGCATCCGATTCTTGGTAGATTTTCAGACAAACGACGATAATGAAAATAATAATAATGTAACCAAAAACACTGGTTTTGAACATTTATTTTGTTGGGTATTTATATAAGAGGAGATAAATTAGTTGGGGTAGATAATGAGTGTTCATACATATGATTATGATAATAAGAAAACAGAAGAGATTATTAGTCGGGTTAATGGAAAGGTTAAAGCTTGTGAAAATGGTTAGAGGCAAACTCTAATTTTGTCGATGATTTCAATTCTATGAAAGAAGTAGTAGATAAATTATTACATAATGAAGATAACTCTGATGACGGAGTCAAACAATCCGAAAAACTGATCGACGACTTTATGAATAAACATAGTATCTTTTATGGCGGTCGCCATCGTAAATCCACATATTCCTCGCGTCGTCGTCGTTCCACCAAAAAACGCGGCACTCAGCGTAAGCCTAAGCGTCGCCAACACCGCACATCGCGTCGCCGCATGTAATATCCATTACATTCAACATTTATGATACAAATCTTCATGATTGAAAATCGATTTGTATCATACCTTCGCGAACACCCACTTATCCACCGTTGTCCGAACACAGAACGCGCGGTGCGATATAATCCCTACTAAAAACAACGCGACGAGAGATTTCCAGAACGCGACCCCGAAGATGCGGGCGATGATAAACGCGACGACGACGGTCGCAGCAACATCCACCACCGCGATATCGAAGATTCGGTAGGCATGCGCGCCTTCTCTCGGACGTCCGAATATATCCTTATACCGACACAAGTCAATCCCGAAAATATTCATTCGAATTGTTGTTATTATATAATCAGCGAGATTATATCGAGCATCGCCAATTGGGGTCAGGCTTACGAATGAAATCCGGTGTATGCGTGTAATCAACGGTGAGCTCTTCGCCGACATCGATGTTGCGCGCGGCAATAATCCACCACTCTCCTGTGGCTTTATCGGGGGTTGTCGAGAGATACGTATTCGGTAAAACTGAAGTCGCGGCGTCGCCACCATTATCCTTACCAGGACAGTGATTGATTTTACTTCCGATTGGGCTCACGCTCTCGTCTGCGTTTATAGCGACGAATAATCTCTCGCCCTTTACACGCTGCCGCTTCGTAAATAAACCGAGTCCTTGAATATGACTCTCTCCAATAGTAAATTCCGGACTATTCAAGAGTCCGTGCTGATAATTTACGAGTCCAGGGACGATTATGTGTTGGATGATAATAACAGTCAGGATAAGAACGACGACTAATACAAGAAGTGTTGAGAGAATCGACATGGTGTGTATAAACTAGTAATAATATATACTACGTTGATATTTCATGTTTCATGTTTTGTGTTTCGTGTTTTGTGTTTCACGTAATATTGTCTATCAATCTTACGTAATAAAGTCGGCGGCACATTGTTCGCATGGGATGATGGTGGTGGTGTGCGGCCAAACGCACTTACTGACCGCCGCAGCCCAACTCAAGAGGAGTGCGCATCAGGTCGGGAGCAAAGGTGCTCTGGTTCCAAGGGCCAATGTTCAACTGGGGATTAGGAGGCTCAGACCGCAACTGAAGGTTGGCGTTCTTCATCGTGTTGCCGATGGTGTCGATACCGGTCAAAAAGGTCGCAGAAAGAAGGTTCTGGCCGAGAAGGTCGCCGCTGCCTGAAGGATTCAAGCTGCCCCATTGGTTGTTGGTATCACGGGGAAGAAGGTCAGACGGATTGGCGACGGGGAGGTTGGTAGAAGCTCCACCGGCGAGAGGAGCACCACCGTGTCCGGTCATCGCATCAACGGCGGAAAAACCGCCACCACCGGAACTCGCAACAGGACCAACCTGTTGTCCAACGCCGATATCGGTGTTCATACGGCCATTCGCATCACCCTGAAGGGGTTCGTAGGGGACAACGAACTTTTGGTCGGAATATGTATAAACGGCATATACCAGAACAATCGCACCCAAAATCACAAGGATGTGATTCGCACGAAGTGTTTTCTCTAAATCAGACAAAAAACTCATTCTTATAATTTAATTGTATATAAAATAAATGATAAAATAATGTAATCTTATCTCATTTATTGTGGTCGTCATCGGAACTATAATCATCTAAATCATCCAACAAATACCTTGCTTTTATTTCTTTTGCTTCTAAATACGCGCGCATCGCAGCTCTTTTCATTTCACTCGCTTTATGTTTGGCAACCTTGTACATTTCATATAGGACATCTTTGTGTTTTTTTAAAGTGATGGCTGTTTTTGGCGGGGGGTGTTCAACGGGGGGTGGTGGCGCGGTCGAAGTATCAAACGTTGGTTCATTTACATCGATTGTATCTGGTATATTCTTGAAATCGATTTCCACTTCGGTAAATTCGAAATGCTTTAATTGTGGTTGGGGAGTAATATACCTGTCGCTTTCATCCACATCCGATTCATTTTCATTATCTATCGCTTCATTCTTTGAAAGTAGTCCTAAATAATCAGTAGTCTGTTCTTCGATTGGTTGATTTATCATAACAGGCGCGGGTTCGGGCGCTGGTGGGAGAGCGATGGGCGCAGGCAGTGTCGGGGGGGCGATGGGCGCGGCAGGTGTGGGTCTTTCGGGAGAGATAACACATGTTTCAAATAAAGGAACATCTGGAATTACTAATACTTGTCGCAACAGTAACTCTATTTGAAAATTTCGTGATGTGAATTTAATGCCTTGGAACTCTATAATTGAAATCACGGTTTGTTCGGCCTTAATATACTCAATTGGCGCAACCTTCTTGTTTTCATCGAATATCTTACATGAAAAAGGCTGAATATGTGTAAAATTACGATTGGGTTCTAAATTTACACGTAACAGGAAATTGCCCGTCTTGTAAGCACGAATCGGTGATGTAAATGAATTTTCGATGTCGGTGTGGTCTAATTCTTGCGTGAACCAAAGATGTCTCTTTTCGTAAAGTAAATCGGTCGCTCTTTTCTCTAAACTCCCAATCCATTCTGTGAATTCAGTATCTGCGTCGTTGGATGATAATAATAAGTCAATATACGCCTTTTTGCCTGAAATAACAATACCTTGCTTTGATTGTGTTTTTGTAGTCTGGATATAGAGTGGCTGTTTGCTGTCACAATATGAAAATCGTGTGAGATATGCCCCACCTGTAATATGCTGTGGATGTGTTAATTGTAGATGGTCGAAATGGAATGTGTCGTTTGGGTGAAATACATCCATTCGGTCGGAGCACTGCGTAATACGATGAGATGAATTAGTATGACGCAATAAAAATATAATCAGAAGATTACGAACAATAAGCAACAGCAGGCGACGGTTCGATCAGTGATGCGCGGTTGAATGACATATGCCTAAATCAGAACACCCTTCTGTTGCGATGAGGTCGCCTAGATGATTTAGTAAAAGTGGCGCGGTTTGTTCCGCAGCGCCGAGACATAACTGTTGGACACTTTCCGGCAAAACTTGGCATATTTTTTCTAGATCAGTGCTTACAATAGAAATAACTTTAGGATTATGAAGAACAGTTGTATTCAAACCATTGGCTAAAAGGACACATGCGTCACATTCAAGGGATTTTTGCCCCTCCACGACGGCATCGATGGCATCGACGGCATCGACAGCAATCGAATGGGCTTCCACATGCTGAATCGGATACGCATTGGCTTGACGTAATGGAAAAATAGGAACATGGATAATCGATTCAGGAAGAACAATTAATCCAAGAAGAAGAAAAGGGAAAAGCTTCATTTATTTTATGGGAATAAATTATTTCTACGTTTATTATATAACGTTTCATCATGCCTCGTAAATCTTTGTCTTCTTCCAAAAAGCTCCGTTCTAAACGCAAGTCCCAGTCCCAGTCTCAGTCGCAGTCGCAGTCTCAGTCTCAGTCTCAGTCCCAGAACCAGTCTCAGTCCCAGAACCAGTCTCAGTCCCAGAACCAGTCCCAGAACCAGAACCAGAACCAGTCCCAGTCCCAGGACCCCGAACAAAATCAGTATCAGTCGTATAACCAATCTGGTGGTAATACAGCTGCTGCCACCGGTATGGTAGCCACCAACGGTGCTCCTCAAATCACGGAGGCAACTCTTCAGCAAGCCGGAAAAATGGCACAGGAGCTCTTGAATAATATGGTTCCCCAGAACAATAATAATGCGCAGAGTGGTGGTGCCTCACAGCAAATGGGAAATGCTGCTGCCGACGCGGGTCTTAAGAGTGCTATGGTAGGTGGCGCTGTTGCCGGTGCTGTTGCCGCTGCGGAGGGTTACTCTAGTTTGAAAGGGTCCGAAATTGTCGGCGGTAAGAAGCGCCGTCGTGGTCGTCAAGGCAAGTCCCAGTCCCAGTCCCAGTCCCAGTCCCAGTCCCAGTCCCAGTCCCAGTCCCAGACGGGCGGTATGATACCCGGTTTGATTACGGCAGTTGAAACCGCGCTGGTTCCTTTAGGACTTTACCTTGGCCAAAAGGCGCTTCAGTCCCGTAGGTCCGGCAACCGTTCTCTCGGAAAGTCATTTGATTTCCGTCGTTCATCTCGCCGCACTCGTCGTCGTAGGTAAATTCATATTAGAGAAGATATAAACATATAGTATTTATATCTACTATACGAGTATTTCCACGCTATCATGAACCCGGCTACACTTATGACAGTGAATCACGCAACTCCTCCCACGCTTGAAACGAAAATCAAACGGTGGGTAGAATTGGACAATAAGATTAAGCTAACTTCAGAGGAAGTACGAGATATTCGCACAGAGAAGTCGGTCATCAATGACGAAATACTAGAAATCGTAGAGGAAAAACAACTCGGTAAAGCCACCGTGAATATTAGTGATGGGAAGTTGAAGTTTGTTCAGTCGAAACACACCGCGCCGCTTACACTAGCATATATCGAGAAATGTCTATCCGACCTTATAACAAACGGTAAGCAGGTAGAGCAAATCATGACATATATTAAGAAGAATCGAGAGACGAAAACCACGATGGATATCAAGAGGGTATATAATAAGAAGCCTGGTTCGCAAGACGGTGGCGGTGGCGGCGGCGGCGGCGGCGGTGGCGGTGGCGACGAATCGTCATCAGATACGGGTGAATCATAAGATAAGATTCATATACGAGTCGTATAGATATACGAAATCATAATCTAATGATATTACAGGTATCATTACATTATATCGCGATGTCGAAATCAAGAATAAATCAATATTTTAATCCAGACCAACATTTGGTGTTACATCAAGATAAAGAAGGGAATATGATTGGGGGAGGGTATCATGTGAATAATTTACTTTATCAGAACAAGATGCCGTTGTTTGTATCTCTCGATGACGCTGGCGCTGGACGACAGACAGGTGGCGCTCACAGCCACGGTATGCGGTCCGACGGCGGCGATACGGACGAACATTTTATCCCTGAAAAGTTCAGCGATTTATTCAAAGATTTAGCAGTTCCAGCGGGATTGTTTATGATGCCCGCCTTATTCCGGCCGCGTAATTATACCTTTGAGGTTCCTGAAGAGGAGTTGGAAGCCGCGAAGCCTCATAAAGAGAGAGATACTGATGACACCGACACCGACACCGACACCGACAGTGACGATGATGTTCATAAAACGAAAACGGTCCCAAATGATATATTTGATACGTTATTGTCTCTCGTTACACCCTCAGAGAGAATCCAACATGATGTAAAGACGCGACGACAACGCCCTACAGACGGCAGCGGAAAGGATAAGAAGCGTCAGAATAAGACGAAACGGTCGAGGGCGTAAACCCATCAAATGTATTGATGTAAATAATCACTATGAGAGATTATTTACAAATGGAATCGAATGGAATATTATAACGCAATTTCGGTGATTTTCATAAAAGCATCAAATGAAGCACTATAAAACTGGACGGTGTCATCGCCATTTACTCTCGTTAATATTATATTTATGACACGAGGAGTAAGCGCAGTGTTATCAATACCGCCGCAAATCGGGAAAAGCGTGCTACCTCTCGTTCCGCCCCCCGCGACATTTGGAAATTGTTGCTGTCGTTTTGCGACCATAGTACCGCCAATTGTAATGGTAGATTGAAACTTATCCAATCCAGCACCAGAATCGCCCGTAATCTCATATAAATTCCCATATTCCACAATAATTTTAGAATTGGCGGATTTGGGTGTGTATGTGTATGTCGCTACGGTTCCAGATGAGATTGCTGTATTGATTTGCGCCATATCCGCCGATTCGAGAAACATCGTATTGATCGTCTGACCCGTCGTCCATCTTGTCGGATTCACCGAGCCACTCACATCCAATCGCACATTGTTATACGTGAGTCCGGGTTGCGCGATAACCACGTTCTTTACTCCGTTGGAGGTTATCAACGCGTTGTTTGTCGGATTCACGACATTCGTCAGCGGGTAATCCTTATGTGAAAGAGGCTCCATCCACATCGAGAAATTATTCGTGTTTTGCGTATTGGCGTTGATGGCGCGCCCACGCACCTTATTCATGGAAAGAGAAGACATTATTGCCTAAAATAGTAGTTCTACATAATTATTATATTTTATTATTGATTGATAGATGTCATCGATATGTTTGACGTTGATGATATGATTGATGAGTTGGATGATGATATATGTGAAAGTGTTATTACAATTACTAACAACATAAATACTATCAATATCAGTCGCACTATCCATACATTTGTATCGGATGATGACGACGACGGTGATGACGGTGATGACGGTGATGACGGTGATGACGGTGACGATGATGATGGTTTTTTTTCCATAGGAGGTGTGGTCGGTGGAATATATAGTAATTTTGAATATGTGCTTGAAGGTTGTTGGTATATTATACTTTCTGGTTTTGAAATATGTTTTGACATTGATGTAGAGTATGACGATGGCGTATATGTGTAAATGGATGTAAATGATGGAATAGCCGCGGGTGCTGGTGCTGGCGCGGGTGCTGGCGCGGGTGCTGGCGCGGGTGCTGGCGCGGGTGCTGGCGCGGGTGCTGGCGCGGGTGCTGGCGCAGGTGCTGGCGCGGGTGCTGGCGCGGGTGCTGGCGCGGGTGCTGGTGCGGGTGCGCTGGACAAAACAATAACATTCACATTCGACGCACCATAT